GAAAAGACTACCCGTATCAATGGTCCATCTTAATTCCGACCATGCCTGGACGTGATGCCCAATTGCAGGCACTTCTTGCCCGCATCCACGAAAAGGTTACATGGACACGCCCCGAAATCCGGATTGACTACGACAATCGGACTGCGAGTATAGGTGAGAAGCGACAGCGGTTGCTGCAAGGTGCTCGTGGCAAGTACATGTCCTTTGTAGACGATGACGATGAATTGACAGATGCGTATTTCGAAGATGTCCAGCGCTGTATTGAATCTGGATCGGATGTGATGCGGTTACATGGGCGTCTTGGAAACTTTGTCTTCACGCACAGCATCGAGTTCAAAACCGGGTTTATGGCACGACTTCCCAATGAGTTTTTGCGTACACCGAATCATCTCAATCTTATCTTGACAGACATTGCAAAACTCATTCCCTTCAAGTCGATAAAACGTGGAGAAGATCTGGAATGGTCCGTTGCCTTGTCTAGACTCGGCGTGTTGCGATCGGAATACTGTCCGGATCCATCTCGCATCCATTATATTTACAACTATCAGGGGTCGACAGATCCGTCTGGATTGTTTGAGTATCAGAAATCGCATACGCACGAGGAGTTCTTGCAGTATGCAATGACACATGTCCCCATCGGCACTCCCCAAAGGCAACCGGGTATGCGCCTTGGATCAAGAGGGTTTGTTTCTAAGTAAAGGACAATGCAGTGGTTTCAAATCGTAGGAGTCCTTCTTCTTGTCGGTGCTCTGTATTGGTGGTTCACGTCCTATGTGCGCACCGATAAGAGCAAGACGGTTATCCAGGGACCGAATCTATCTGGAAAGACAGAGTCGAGTTCTACGCTCGTACTGCCAAAGTCGTTCAATCAACCCGAGGGAGCAATTTTCTCGTACACATGTTGGTTCACAGTCAATGATTTCACCTTTAATTACGGTGTAAAGCGTGCACTCTTTACAAAGGGTGATTGCCCAGGTGTGTATTTTGATTCAACATCGAACAGTTTGCTGATTGTCATTGATACCTATGGCACAGCGGAATCCATCTTGATCGAGAACATTCCTGCGCAGAAATGGGTACACCTTGCACTCACTGTCAATCAATATTCAGTGGATGTGTCCATCAATGGTGTACCCCGTCAGCACCGTACGCTTACACACCTTCCTAACCAGAACGATGAACGGGTTGTCATGGGTGGAAATGGATCGTACGGATGGGATGGAACCCTGAACGGTCTCACCTATTACAATCGTGCACTGACCGCAAGTGATATCGATCAACTTGTTAAAAAGGTGCCTCCCAACCCGTACCCCAATCCGTCTGCACCCACATACTTTGGTATCAAGTGGTACACAGACGGTGTATCTAATTAAATATGCTCTAAGGTCAAATGAGCTCTGGCGGACAGAATGGAACTGCCGTGTCGGGTGTAACCTCAATGAACCTTCGCAATGTATCGGATGTCATTGAACAAAAGAGAGTCAGACTCATGTATCTCAATTTTTCGTCCACTGGAACTGCGCTGAAAAACCGCACACCGAACGGAAATGACTATTACTCGCAGTTCTTGGCGGGCGCAAAGGAGTGCGGGGGGTCTGCATGTGCTGCAGGTGGTCTTCCGTATTCCCGTACACTCGTCATGACGTTTCGGAATTAGCAATCTTCTTTAGCAATTTGTTCCTGCGAGTCTTGTCATTCACTGGATTGTAACTAAAGAAGTACTGCAAGAAATCTGGGGACTCGCGGTCTTTGGAGAGTTTAGCATACAGTTCAGACCGGTGTTTCTTCATATCAATCAATGTCTCTTGCTTTCCAAGGCATTCCTTGGGAGTCAAGAGGGCAAACCGTCTCTTGTTCTCGTGCTCGGACAATTCAATTAACCGATCGGCAACACACAGAAGACGTGTGATTTCACGTTGGGTTGCATTCGTGTACAGATATGCATAAAAGAACTGCAAAAGGGTCGGAATGGATGCAACGCGAATATGATCACGTGTCAAGTGATAACTGTGGCATGCCTGCGTCTCATAAAATCGAAACACAACTTCACCGTGCTCGCCCAATACATCCGTTCGGGACGAAATCAAGTCGGTTCCTTCGGTGAATGTGGTTTTCTTGTCCTTGGTAACGGACTCAATTGTTGATTTCTCTGCGAGCAAGATCACCGGTGTTGTCCACTGTGTTTTTTTGGAATGAATTTCCATTGCAGAGAGTCCGAGCAAGACGATTGGATGGTGTTTGAGAAGGGACAGTGTTTCCTTCTTTCGTTCATGGATCAATTCCTTCGACACTGGAAACTCTCCAGGACACTTCATTGGATAGTGCTTGTTGAGCAGTTGGAGTCGCTTGTAGACCTTTACCCATCGAGATACATCTCCTTTGGGTCGAGACAATTCAAGATACATGCTCATGCGCAAGAAATCGGGGGGAACGTAATGGATTCCGTGGACAGTGATGTCGTCTTTCCATAGGCGATCAAAAATCTTGGAATCCAGGTGCGTCACGTCCGCAACACCGTGAAATTCAGAAAAGACCTTGAAGGTACCCAAGTGCATTCCCGGTTTGACCTCGACAAACCCTATTTTAAGTGCATTCAGTTCATCTGCAATCATCATTGCGTGATGCTGCGGGGTCTCACTAAAGAAATCATAGTCAGGGATGTCCTGGTCCGGGTTGTAAAACTGTTTTTCTTCGGGCAAAAGATTGTTGATTGCAGTTCCACCGTAACAAAGTACCCGATGGGTCTTGAGGAACTTTTCAACGACGCCTAACATTTTCTTGACAAGTGGGTCGGTCGCGTCTCGGGTACTGTTTTCGAGTTGAAGTTCATCTACAAGAGTTTCCAGTGTGTCCACCATTGTTTAGTATCTATACAAAAACGAAATGTTCCTGATTTTTTCCTTGTGAGGCAGCAAGATGCCGCCTCGGTACAATCTTCGTCGCCGTACAAACAAAACTGTTTGGATCCCGGACGAGACCATAAATGACGTGGAGTCTTCAGACGACGAAGACTACATTCCCGATGACGACGAAGACCAAGACGAAGACCTAGACCTAGACGAAGAGGACGAGGAGGAGGAGGATGAGGTTCCAGTTATACAACTTCCACGTGGGTCGAGAGTGAGTGTGAAACTTCATATTCACACCGTTGTTCCGGGTACATCTCAACTTTTGATGGGCGCAGAGTCAGAGTCGGAGTCCGGGTACGAGTCCGAGTCCGAAGAGGAGATGCCTATGAAAAAGTCCAGATCGAAAGACCCCGTGCTTCTTGCACTCAATGATGACGAGTCGCGATATTTCGATACGCTGTCCAGATCAAAGAAAAAGGGATTGGCGGAAAAGATGAAGGGAGTGTCTGGACTTGTCGATGACGGCGATGTCCCGTTTAAATTCCGTGTTCTTGACTTGGAAGTCTCGGACTCTGTAAAGGCATCTGTCATTAAGAAAATTGATGTCTTGTCGGATATTGGCACCGACGGAGAAGGGTACAAACTCCGCAGTTGGGTCGAGTCTTTCCTTCGCATTCCATTTGGAAAGCATGTGCCTCTTCCCGTGAAACTTCAAGATGGTGCTGAACCGTGTGCGCGCTTTCTGGCAGACACCATGAAGACACTTGACAAGGCAGTGTATGGCATGACAGGTGCCAAGACACAGATTATGCAAATTCTTGCACAGTGGATTTCGAGTCCTGCATCAATTGGCAATGTGATTGCGCTCAAGGGTCCGATGGGCGTAGGAAAGACAGCATTTGCAAAGAATGGTGTTGCCAAGGTTCTTCAGCGTCCGTTTGAGTTCTTCTCCTTGGGCGGCGCATCCGATTCGGCAAATTTCGTGGGGCACTCGTACACCTACGAAGGATCGACATGGGGACGAATTGTCGATGCATTGATGAATGCACGGTGCATGAATCCGGTTTTATATTTCGACGAGTTGGACAAGATTTCGACAACGCCTCATGGCGATGAGATTGCAAGTATGCTGATTCACTTGACGGACCGTACACAGAATTCGCACTTCCACGACCGGTACTTTTCCGGAGTGGACTTTGATTTGTCTCAGTGTCTCTTTGTCTTCTCCTTTAACGATGAAAGCAAGGTCCATCCGATTTTGCGGGACCGTATGCAGGTGATTAGTTGTTCTGGGTACAGTGCCCTTGAAAAGAAGTCCATCTTGACACAGTACGTCTGTCCTCAGGTGTTGGAGCGCATTCATCTGACCGATCAATTGACCTTGTCAGAAGATGCGATTCAGTTTCTCATTTCAGAGTATTCGGCAGACGAAGAGGGTGTGCGAACAGTCATTCGAGCAGTGGAGACATTAGTGACACGCATCAACCTGCTCCGTATTGCCGATGAAGAGACTGCAAAGGCATATCCATTCTATCAAAAAATTAAATTGCCCTTGACGGTGGATGTCAATATGGCAAGGCACATTCTCCAAGATACGACCCCTCTACGCAATGAGTCGTGGCGGAGTCTCTACAACTAGTCCTTGAGTTCGGTGCGCACCTCCATAAGAAGAGTACCCAGTTTGTTGACACCCTTCCACTTTCCAGTCTTTGCTACATCTGTATCTGGCGACGTCCCAATACTCCAATACTTGTCTCGAGGATTTGCATATGCAAGCGTGCGTGTACCTGTATCCCTCAACTGCTTGAGAAGTCCCTCGTTTGCCGGGTTCACGAACTTGGCACGCAGACCTGTCTTCATGATGTCATCCTGCCGTGTCGCCCAATCTGCAGGTACATCCTTGATTTTTTCAATGAGAGTCTTGAGTGGTTTTATGCTTGTTGCCGGTGTCTTTGTGATCTTGTCTGCCGTCTCCGAGTCTCCTGAGTCCGTTGCCTTTCTCCATCCATAGTAGTGCAGTACAGTCGGGAACGCAATACCATCGTGCGTAAAGGGTGCCACAAACTCATTGGACAGAAAGTTGTTTGCATCGGTAAAGAGCAGCGGTTGTTCTGCGAGAGGGGCAACCTTCGGTTTCTCAATCTTCTTCTTGGGTGCAGGCGCAGCAGGTGCCTCCTCAATAACAGGGAGTCTGCCTTCTTGAACCTCCTCCTTGACACGACGACGAAACACGAAACTGCGGTGGAGAAACGAGTACTCTTGCTGTTGGGGTGTGAGTTGCGATCGCAGTGTTGTATAATAGTCTCCGAACAAGTGGGTGGTGTCCAGATCAAATCCGACTTCAGAGAGCATGCTCGTCATTTTCTCAAAGGGAACGAGTGCCTCGCGGACCGGATTCTCAAACGTCTCAATGCTCACTTCAATAAACTGTCCAAACTCATCTTGCCAATTTTCGGAATCTGCATACTGCTTCGTGAAGTTTCCTACAATTTGATCGCCTACACGAAACACATGATTCGTCTTTCCAAAGAGAAGTTTGTAGACAGATGCACCGTCCAAACAGGTTCCGAAGAAGGAGTCCTTGCAGTGTGCAAGGTTCTTGCAGAACTCACGGAAGGTCTCTTCGGACGCGCACGCATAGTGTACAGCAAATTGGCATGAGACTGCATCGAACTGGGTAAGATTTGCAAATTGCTCAAGGTACTTTGTCGTCGGTTGATCTGTTCCATTGAGAATCCGTACATACGGGTCGTCAAGTTCAAACAGATTGGTCGTCATGTCCCCCTGGATAAAGAGTGCAGGAGGTGGAGGGTTTGTAGGGTCCTTTGCCTTGACATCAAGGTAGCGCTTGCATGCGCCTTCCGGAGAGTACAGATTCTTCTTGGCAAGATCGAATCCGACTACACGCGATGCCCTTGAGTTCTTCCATTTTAGCAGATCGCCACCTGCTCCCATTGCGAGTTCAAGCAGGGTATGTCCAGGTTTCACGCAAGTGTTAAAGAGTTCACCCTTGATCTTATTGTGAAAGGCATAGACGTCCTTGTTTGCGCGATCGGATCGCTTGAGGTCCGTTCGGTAGTACTGTTCGTCTTCGACTGTGTCGTCCGGCGGATTCGATGCACACGTCCGAATCATCTCATCTGAAATCGGAACGTGGATGGACGTCCAGATTGACTCGGCAACCGCACTGTCATTTCCAAACTGAGGCGCACCGTTTCGATACTCTGCTGTCTTATCATATCGAGTGCGCATGATCCCCCACGTCCCCTGTTCGATATCGTACGAGCACTCCACAATTGTATTGTCATCGACTCGCAGTCCGGAACTATCTACAGGCACATTTGCCTCGTTCAAGGGAATCAAAATCACATTTGCATTCGGGTCACGCGGTGTAGTCGGTTGAAAGGGCGTGGGTGCGCGGTTGCTGCGTTCGGCGATACGCTGGAGATCGGGTGGGAGGACCTTGGGTGTATATTCGTGCGTCATTGTCTGGCATGGGTAGACCACGCTCGAATTCCGGTTACGACCCACAAACAGACTTCCGGTAAAGACAGGAGATCCATTCTTTGCATAGGATGTGTCGGGTTTGAATCGAATCAAGAAGTCAACGCTATTCTGGTTTGCAGGTTTCCACTTGTAGACACGCAACCACGTGTTTCCGAGACAGTCCACATCAGGGGCAACCCCGGAGTCTCGTGGAGTAAAGATAAGTCCGTCTGTCTCGTACTCGAACTTTGTATCCAGAATACGTCCAATCGATGTCTCCATTGCCTGTCCGTCCCCGGCAAGGAACAACTTGGACTCAATACGAAAGAGACTCTCGCCCGGTTGACCAGGACTTACCGTAAAGTCTGTCGAAATGTCATTCACAAACGACCGTCCACACCCCAAACGAGACATGGTTGGACGCGCCTCGACGTCTTCGTCTGTCGTCATTAACGGATGCTTTCGCACATCCTGACCGCGATAGATGTAGGTATCAAAGATGCAGAACAAATTGAGGTGAGGAAGGTATTCTCCGTCCAGCGTATCGCCCTTGTGCACGTCTGTAGTTGCCGTAAGACCTGTCCACTGCATCGACAATCCCTTGGGACGGACGAGAACAAGACGCTTGTCATTCATAACCACTAGCATACACCGCTCGCCATCTGCCTTGTTTGTGACGGTGTACCCCTTTTGAACACAGTGGGGACGATCCGGACGAATGTGCCTTCGCTCAAGTGTAACGGGATTGACGAAGCGTACCTTGCGACCCGAGAACTCGTCCGTGTACCGACGCACATCCTGCTTGGTAAGAAGAAAGTTTGTCTGCTGGAAGGCGCACAGAAGGGTTCGGATCACCTGCTTGTAACTCTGAAAGATCTTCTCATCCGACACGCTGCGATCCACCAACTCAAGTTCAAGTTCGTATGCAGGTGTTTGCTTCAAGATGTCGGAGAAGGATCGTGTGTCTCTGGTCTTTGACTTGACTTGTGAAAAGTCGATCCGGAGAATACCATCTGTACTCATCCATGACCGACGATGCAGAATGCGGATATAGTTGGTCTTGTCCATCGGATTTCCTCCAAAGTCCTTTCGAACTGGGTCCTCGAGACGCAAGGTGAACTTGAGGTTGTAGTCGGTGAGTTCCAGATCTGTCTTGGGGTGACGCTTCTTGCGCTGAACATCCAGGGGAATACCGGTGAAACTACCGGTTGTACAGACCCGATGGATTGCCTCCACACCCTTTACATTGACACGAAGACCGTCCTGGTAGGAAAAGACGGCGTAGTGCTCTTCAAGCGGTGTCCCGTGAAGACGAAGACTGATTCGATCGGCAACATTCTTGGTAAGAATCTCCTTGGCAAGCACCTTGCATTCGAATTCAACTGCAGGGTCCCGCTTTGCAATCTTGATGTAGTCTAGAAGCTCGGAGGGTAACTCCATTTGCTATTACTATTTGTTTGGATGTGTTTTATTCGTTTTTGCCATTGCGTTTCTCTTGAAGTCCTCTGCGTCCATTGACTTGCGCTGATCAATGTAAAAGGCAACGAGTGTGTTCATTTCGGACAGACATTCATCCGACAGCGCTTCCGAGGAGACAAAAATACCACTATTTGTCTTTGTGTACGCATCCGTGTGCTTCTTGATCACTTGAAAAAGTTGATAGTGCTCGTGGATCCCTAAGGTATCGATCCGTTCCCGAAGCGCATCCTTTTGCACACGTTTCATTTATATCACTCCGTGGTTATTAGGCAACTGCAACAAACGGGAGGATTCCACCCTTCTTCTTTGCGGGGCGAGTCTGGTCAATCGGGACAGTGATCCGGCGTTCAACACCTGAAATCGACGCCCCGGCGGCAGCATTGGTCCCACTCGCCTCGGGAACAACCTCGGTCTGCACTGGCGCAACGTGACCCTCATCCAACGTTGTCTTTAGTGTACCCAGAACATCGATGCTGTCGTTGCCCTGCTGGAACTTGGACCCCACCACCTCAAACTCAATTTCCTGATCTTCGCGGATCGCATCAAAGGCGTCATTCCCAATATGGAGATCGCGTGGAAGAAGAACCATAATGGGAGAGACCTCTGCGTGAAGACCAATCTTGCTCTTTAGCACAACCTTTGCACGAAAGACCTGACCTGGGTGGGGCATACAGATATCTGCCTGAAACCGGACTGCAGTAAAGTCCAGACCTCCCTTGATCAGATTCACACGACCCAACGAATAGTCCTCGATGGTGATACTCCCCTTTCGAATATACCCTTCAGGGGTGCACGTACCTGCGTACTTTGTATTGAGTTGTGCAGTCAGACTTGCGTGGATGTTGCGCTGAATATGGGGTGCAGTGATATGAACGCTCCGAACCAAACTGCGACGTTCGAACAAAGGATCGGTCATTTCCCTTGTATTACACTTTAACTTGAAGTTTTCGTTTTCTAACTGTGTGCAATCACATCCATCTCTGCAGGAGTGTACCATCCAATCTTAGGATCTGCATTTTCTTGTTGTTCTCGTACCAACAACTCCGTGAATTGGCACCATGCAGAACTGTTCTTCTTGGCAACATCTGGAGGGATACCTACCCCCCGCTTGTCAATAAATGCTGCCAGTGCAAGAACATCTGGTTTCTTATTGTCTCCCGTTCCGCATGCCACCGGTACATCTCGACGGGTCGCTGCCTTGCGTATCGGTTCCTTGTCGACAAGTTCAAACTTGCTTATACTAAATTTCCCGCCTCGGAGACTTGCAAAGAGTGCCTTGCTTTCGGCATACTGTTTCTTTCGACCTGCGACCCACTTCAATACCTTTTCACCCTCTTCTCCAATCGGTATTTCAGGTGGGTGATACTTTCCGAATCCAAGTATGAGGATACCTGTTTCGGGAACACGGTACCGATCCTTGAACTGAAGATCCTTGTCCGACAAGAGGTAGGCAAGTTGTTCTTGAGGCGTGAAGACGTGATCAAAAATATATCCATTCAGGACGGCAGGTGAAAATTGAGATGCAGAGGGTGGAAAGTCCTTGTATGCAGTTCGGATTGCGTCTATATCTGGCACCGCCTCAAGCGGCGACTCCTGTTGTTCGATAAAGGGGATTTTGAGATCTTTGCGGGTCGGCGGTTCCGTTGTGCGTTCGACAAGCGTGCCTTTTCCAAGGGCATACACATCTCCTCTGGATTCGAGTACGCTCGAACGTCCAAATGCATCTTTAAATCTGAAGGCATTTCGTATGGCATTTTGAATCGTGTAGACAATGACGTCCTTGGGATATTTCAATTTCGTGAACAATTCTTCACGGGTCCAAATGGGTTTGTCCGCAAACATCTTTGCAAGAATGTTCAAGAGTTCATCGCGTGTATCGAGGTATGTCGACAGTGGACGTACGTGCTCGGGATCTGCGATACTTGGTTGGACACGACACTGTAAAATGGCAAGTTCAGGGGCAAAGGTCGGTGCTAACATCCCGCTCAATTTATAGGCAACCTCTTCACCGTTTTCCGATCGGACCTGGTGAATGTCCAGCATTTTCCATGGTTCAGGCAGGGAGTTGAGACCTGCTTGTAAAGGACAGTCCATTGCAGATTCGGCAAGAAGGGCACGGACACGCGCAATCTTGATTGCCTTTGCTTCGACTTTTGTGCGATACGTATATTCGTCAAAACATTCGCGCTGATCTGGTGTCCGGACAATGTGGAGATACACGGTACAATTTTGCTCACTGAAATCAAGAAGAGAGTGACTGCACGTGCGCAATGCCCGCCCAATCACTTGTTCAATTCTCGACATGTTCCACCACGGATCGAGAATATGGATTTGGCGAACGTACTTGAAGTTGACACCTTCGGATACTCGAGGTGTCGTAATGATCACGCGCACCTTTTCGCCATTTACATTGTCGGGACCACGCACGAGGGTCAAGAGTGCTTCGGTATCGGTCGACGACACTTCACTTGACAAGATCATGTACGCACCTTTGGACGGTCCTTTTGGACGTTCACCTGCAAGCAAGAACTCTCCGTCGCGTGCAGGTTTGTACCCATGTTCTTCCAATGCCATTGCAAAGAGTCGGGCACCTCGTTCGACAAAATTGGAATAGACCATGACAATGCCTTTAGATCTCGAAATGCATTCAATGACCGATACAAATTTTGCAGAGATGCCTGGTAACTTTTCAGGGGTTAAAAAGGGTTCGCCAATGTATGCATATTGCTCACCGACCTTTGAAAACAATTCAGAAAATGCCTTGTTCCCAGGAAGAACGGATAAAGTAGGTGAGATAAGTGCCTGGCGAGACGCTTCTTCTTGTGCTGCATCGTCGAGTCGTGACCCGTTCAGGATCTTGAGTTGTTCTCCCTGCGGAACACTTGAAACCAATTTCAGAAACTTCAACCGATCTGCATCCGAAAGATTGCGTCCAAGAAAATCAAGGGTGCGATCATCGGGTGCGAGTACGGGCGCAGGCAACCGAAATGGAAATGTGAATGGATTTTCACCCTTTACATACGATACATAGGTCTGGACCCATGTACGAAACCGTGCCTCTGCTGCAACCTTTACAGTTCCATCGGATTCAAAGATATCGGAGACAAGAATCTCCGTATTCGGATCCAGTGTCTTGTCGTTCCATCCAAAAAGGTTCATGTAGTACACGATTTCTTCAAACGTGTCAAACATGGGTGTTGCCGTCATCATGACAAGAACAAGACCCTTTGCCTTTTTTACGAGGACTTCGAGACCGGTACTGATTGTCTTTCCCTTTTGACCCACTGCACCTACGCCTCTGCGCACATTGTGTGCCTCGTCAATGAGAAGCAACCGATTGTCAAAGGTTCTGCTGATCCATTCGTCATTGTCTGCGTTTTTATTGAGGAGTTCACCGAATGTAATGTACCCACTAAAATCATAAAATTCGTTAATCAACTTGTCTGCCATTTTTCCAAGTCGATCACGCACTGTGGGGTCTTTCCAATGAGACGGTTCTGATTCTGCGCGCAACAGGGTATCGAGGTACCTGCGACCTGTACACTGCGACGAACTAAAGAGTCCGCTCTTTTCGTCTATCTTTACACGACTCATGTCAAAAATCTCCGTGTAAAAATTTGCCTGGACTGCGGGGTTTGAGACAACCAATACTTTCTTGTCTTGGTACTCGGGACGCAGAATGTACTCTTCTGCAATTTGAATTGCGGAACACGATTTGCCAACGCCGGTACCGTGGACCATCAATAAACTCCGACACGGAGAATCGGGCGAAAAGACTCTCCGTAAGAACTTTTGGTGACTTTGCAGGGAAAAGGATCCAGACACGGAACAGAGTTCCGTTCGCATTGATTTGAGTGCATCTTCCGATGCTGCCGGCAACACCGGGTTGCTGAGTTCAGCAAGTTCTGGGTGCGTCAGGTTCACCGCTGCCATTGTTTACAGACGAGGAGTAAAAAGAAAGAAATGTCATCGCTTGCCGATCTGTATGAATCATTTAATGTCGAACCCAGTCCACTCGATGCGTGCGTTCTTGGATTTGGTATAGGTGCGTGTCTTGCACTCTTTTTTATGATTGCACCGTTCTTGAAGGGCGGACCTGAAGTTTAATTCGCATAGAGAAGTAATGGCAGGAAGACCCCCGCTTTACGGAGGACCTCGAGCACCCGCAGCGGCAGGCGCAGGACCTGCAGCGGCAGCGTATCTAGCGGCACCAGCAGCGGGTCCACTACCGCCAGCAGCAGGTGCGGTAGCGGAAGGTGAGTATGTAGGATCTCTTCCGAACAGTCCTCGGGTGGGTCCCGCAGGGTACATAGGTGCTCGCGATTACCCTAGAAATGCTGCAGGTGAACGACCTATACCTCCGGGCAGTTTATTGCGTCTTCGAGCAGCAGGGGATAAGGGTGCACTTGCATACTTTGACGGACAACGAGATCCACCCGCGACCACACTAACTGGAGATCTGCAAACGAATTTGGAGGAAGTCTTTTCTGGAATGAAAACATCGCGCGACCACTATGCGGAAGAGGCAGGTCGTCCAGTTCCACCTCCCTTTGGTATGCGTGAAATACGTGGCATTTTGGATGGCAATCCTGTACCCCAGGATCTGCGAGCACCTCATCCCGTATTAGGGGTGGATGAATATCCAAGTGATCCTCACCAATGGACATGCGACTATGCGCTGTATACTGCCGAGATAGGCGGTGATCGAGTTGTCACTATATTTAAAAGATTTCATGTTGAGGGTAGAAACCCTGGATCTGGCGTGTATGTTACGGTAGAACTTATACTTTTTAGACTGCACGCTGGAAACATCTACATGATAACAGATGTTCAGAAGAATGAACTTGTTCCGCCTGCTCTGTATGGCGGTCGGAGGCGCAGGCGTACACGCAGGATCACCAAGGCATCAAGATATCTTCGATCCGGCACTCGGAGTCGGGTGCACCGCCGAGTTCGCGGTTGACCTCTGCCAAGACTCCACCCTCCTCTTCAAGTGCATCCGGTCCCTCCGGCAGATTCGTCTCGTCCACCAAGATATCTACAAATCCAGTTCCGCATGGCGGTTTCTGTCCAAACATGATGTTTGCAGAGACACCCCTCATCGGATCAAACTCGGCGCCAAGTGCCGCATTGAACATGATACGCGACGTTTCTTCGAAACTTGACTTGGCAAGGACACCCGTCTCGTTCTTGTTCATTCCAAAGCGATTGACGGGTACAATACGACCACTCACTGTCATGCTGTCGACAAGTACACTCAGGTGATGGTAATTCACCTTTTCAGTGGCAAAGACCTCGTTGATTTCTTCGTACAGTGCAAGTCTCGCTGCCTCAATGCCAAAGACCTTGTTGATTTCGTGAATGTCGTTGGACAAGACACGTGTACCGTCGATACCCGGGAACACCATGAGATCGTGCAGATTCGTGCCCTCGAGATCAAGAACATACTGCTCCTTGCACACATACCCTGCAATGACCGAGTCGTAGGTGAGTTCGCTCTTGACGGTGCGAATGTGGACACGTCCAATATTGTCGATTCCAGTCAAGACTGTATCGAGAATCTTCTCTTCCAGAAACCGGAGTTGCGTAGGGTTCTTGAGGGTGGTTTTATCGAACGACAAACGCAGAACCAGTTTTCCACCTGCAGTTCCCGAGATACACTTGACCATTTTGAGTCCACTGTTTGCGTGAAGTTTTGCAGCAATTTCGGTAATGTCCATAATTGTCCGACTCACCATCTCTGCCTCGTTCAACTCGATGCGCACGATCCACGGAGAAGTGCACTCGTCTCCCTCACGAAACCGCTCATACGTCTCGAGCAGTTCACGATCCTCATCTATACTTGTCGAGGCAGACAGCGGGTACGGGTCATAGTAAATCCGGAAGGAGCGTGTAATGTCCCGCACAGTTGTACGCTGAACCTTCTTCTTCAACTCAATTGCGTCGTTCTGCGAGGCAGTGCCTGAAAGGTATGCAGTGTTTCCGGGACGCTTGGGATTCTGAGATGCAGACAGCAACTCTTCGATGCGCGGCACACCAGACGTCGCATTCGCCTTGACCGTGCCGGCACTGTGAAACGTGTCACGAAGACATAGACCGTTTGCATGTACAAAGTTTCGCGTTCCCTCAACTGTGAAGTCGTAGACGAATGGGGTCGGGCACACCTGCTCCTCGATGGATACAACCGTGTCCCAGATGATGTTCTTCACACGCGTAAAGTCTGAACGAATGCACTTGATCTCCGTGGGCAGGATTGCATCGAATCGCGCCTGCTTGTCGGGAACGATGAACGACATCTTCGACCGAAGCGTGATGCACTCATTGATGGGGATGCGAGAGAACCAGAACGAATGTGTCTTGAACGGACTCGTCTTGTGCGTCATCTCACGAGACTTGCGGGCATGTACGCCAATGCGAGCGAGAAGAGCGTTCACACCGTCTACAAGTTGTTCACTGATGCTGGTGAAGTTGACAGACCGGCGTCCGCCCGTACCTACTGTGCCGTCGCCCGACAAGTACGCGGACAAGAGACCCGTGACGAATGTATCTGGAGCAGAGTATGCGAAGGATGGAATTTGCTTGTTTGCAGATCCACGTCCACATGTGGCAGTCATGAATCGTGCGAGTTGAGAGCAGTGGATAACTGTGTCTGTCGATGTCCACCCCTCCTTAATTTTGTTCTCCTGAACAGTTGTCTTGTAATGGAATCCCAGTTGATCTGCCCACTCAAGCGCTTTTGATCGGAAGGTGGCATCGTTATTACTAATGCTGACAACGTGGTCGTTTGCCATGCCCTCTGCGATATAGGCGCCTACGAAGCGCCCAAAGACCTCGTCTAGGACAATTGTTGCAGGGAGGCGGTCGCGGTACCCGACCTCGATCCAGTCAAAGACATTCACCGTATCACATGTCTCTGTCTGCGGCATGTCTGCCATGAGCGGAACGTGGCATCCGATCGTGAGTTCGTCGCCGCGCGTCGGCACGAGCGTTCCATCAGGTCCCTTGGTCAGGAACGACTTTGCCTTGGTTGCGAGCACTGTGCGCCCACCCTTCGTATGGATCTTTACGAGTGTGTTGGACCCGTCTTCATTGATAGGAGGGTGCTGGGTCACTGCCTCGAGTGTCCTCCATTCGATCTTACCAGTCTCGTCGACTGACATTGTCTCCCATCCTGTAGGCATGTATGCAAGCGTAGTGTTGTTCGGATGCGATTCGATCTTTTCTGACTTGGAAATCCACTCCTGGATGAACTCGCCGATCTTGACAGACTTGATTGACACTCCGTTCTTCACCCAAACGCGCTCGTCATGTGCAATTGAATTGAGCGTAAGCTGCGTCGTGGGTTCACCGATGGACTGTGCCGCCAGCGGTCCGACCATCTCGCCTGCATGGCAGAGCGCCTTGACATATCGAAACTCAATGTCTCGCATAAGTTCATCAAACAACTCCTCGGTGAAGCGGTGGATGAGGATTGACATTTTCGGTGCAAGGTTGAACCGGAGAAGCGCATGGAAGACAAGGTTCTTCGGATGACGAGTCACAAATCCATTGATACCCTCGACCACGTGCTGCGGTGTCAGGTCCGTCTTGGTGGCATAGGCATTGGCATAGGACTCGATGAGACGACGAATGTTTACAGGTGCTTGCAGCGTGTCCATCTTGCGGTACCGAAACACATTCTGAACGAGAAGATCACGATCATGCAAGATCTCGTCAACCATGTCCGGACACTCGGTAACTGCCTCCTTCAAGAATGGGTTCACATCTGTCGGACTGAGCGCAAATGTGCGATACACTGCCTCCATCGTCATTAACCCAAGATCGCATGATTGGGACTCGATGCACACAGTATCCACACCGTCCTCACCGTACGTGAACTGGATAATAGAATCTGTGACATTGCGAACACTTCCACTGTAGTCGACGTGCTGATCCTCCATGATCTTCATGAGACGACGCTGAATATATCCCGTGTCAGAGGTCTTGACGGCAGTGTCGATCAGTCCCTCACGTCCTGCCTGGGCGTGGTAGAAGAACTCTGCAGGTTGGAGTCCAGAGACAAAGGAGTTTTGTACGAATCCACGAGACTCAATGCCGTCGTCATAACATGCAAAGTGAGGCAGTGTACGGTCTTGAAGAGTATATTGGACACGACGACCCTCAATCAACTGCTGTCCAAGAAGCGCCACCATCTGCGTAATGTTCTGCTCACTGCCCTTGGACCCGGACTTGACCATCTGAACGATGCGATTTTCGGAGGAAAGCGACTTCAAGACTTGCTCATTGATTTGTGCAGCAACCTCTTTCAACGCACTGGAGATCTTGTCCTCGAGATCATCGCCATCCGACATGCTCGAGATATTCTCAAAGTTTCCAGAGTGAACGTCCGACAAGATATCCGCAACCTTCTTTCGTGCAGCGTCAATCTTGGTATTTACAAATGCATTCGTCTCTGCATTGGCAATGAGGTCCGATGCGCCCACTGAGAATCCCTTGTACAAATTGAACTGAGTCACGATTGCTTGAATATCATTGATGAGTTGTCCGGTGCGCTCCGGACCAAACGAATTGTAGACAACGTGAATAAGACCCTTGCTTGCCGATCCAAGAGATGCCTTGTTGATGATTCCATTTGTCAGGGATCCATTCTCGAGCGTGATGCCACCCTTGAAGTTCATGAGAGGAAATGCATAGGAGATCACTTCGGCGCCTGTCCATGCGCGGTTCTTACGCAGAACTGGGCGCTTGATCTTCGAGAGCATGTTCAGTGCCAGAAGTTCGGGGATCTCGACAGATGGATGAGACATGCGGTAGATGCCGGTCATGGTGTCCTGAAACAATTGAATAATGGGCGAATTCGTGCGGGGACTGATAATGTTGCGCAACACAGATGCCAGGTAGCGCAACTCCGTTGCCGCAGCAATCGACTGAGGCACGTGCATATTCATCTCGTCGCCGTCAAAATCTGCATTGTACGGGCGAGTTGCTGATACGTTCAGTCGAAAGGTCGAATAAGGCAGAACAATGACACGATGTGCCATCATGGACGCCTTGTGCAGGGATGGTTGACGGTTGAAGAGCACTATATCTCCATCGATCAAGTGTCTGTGGACAATGTCGCCCTCACGAAGATTAATCGTGTCAGATGCCACATACCGAAGACTGACGGTACGATTGTCCTCCTTGAGATAGACTGTCTTTGCTCCTGGGTGCTTGTCGGGTCCATTTGCAACTGCAGCAATGAGGCGATCGCGATTGTAGATGGAGACGATTTCAGGGAATGTAAGGTTGATGGCAATCTCCTGCGGAACACCAAGTTCATCCAAATCAATATTTGCATCCGGTGTGATGACTGATCGAGCACTGTAATCCACACGCTTTCCCATCAAGTTTCCGCGCACACGACCGGTCTTGGCACCGAAGCGAGACTTGAGTGTACGCAAAGGACGACCAGACCGCTGGGCAGCAGGTGCCATCCCCTTGATGTCATTGTCCACGTAGGTTGCCACATCGTACTGCAGAACGGCAGTGCACTTGTCAATCATTTCGATCGAATCGCCCTTGTCAATGCGATCACGGAGTCGCTGGTTATTGCGAAGAATGTCAATCAACTTGTGCGTCAAGTCATCTTCCATTCGCTGATTGTCGTCCATGACAACGGACGGGCGGACAGTCAGCGGTGGAACGGCAAGGACGGTACAGATCATCCACTCCGGACGAGCGTACTTGGGATTGAATCCAAGGCGGGAACAATCCAGGTCAGTGATTCGGCGAAATGCACGAAGAACCAACTCAATCTGCAGCGGAAGAGGTGTCTCGGGCGGAACACCTTGACGGTCCCACGCCTGTCCCTCAAGTGTCGCGGCACGACCGACAACCTTGGCAATCTTCTTGAAGGTGGGACTCTTGCAGTGCTCGCATGCCTGGGGTCTCTTTGGTCCTGCAGGCATGAGGTCCCGTACATCCTTGAAGCGCGCCATTCCAGTTGACGTGACAGACTCAAGTGCAGCGTCAGTCACCAGGAGTTTCGAGCACGTCAAGCAGATCACATTTGCCAACTTTTCTGCTGCATCAAAGAACTGATACAGATACACGGGACGTGCCAAGCGAATGTGTCCGAAATGTCCAGGACAGTGCTGGTTTGACTGCTTGCACGTGGGGCAGATTTTACCATTCTCAATCACACCAAATCGACTGTCAAAGACACCGTTTGCAACTGCTTGACTCGACTGATATGTCTTGTCGGTGGTCACCTCGACGACACTGTTCTTCAGAATATCGTCCGGGTTCGCAATTCCAAACTGAACGCCGACAAGAGTATCGCCCATTTTACCTTCTGTTATCCTTAAGTGTAGATGATTCGTTTTTATCGGCGGCGCGCAAGAGTGAATGTCGTGGTCCACACTGCATCATTCTCGAGAGTACGAAGAACGCTGTCGGGGTCGTATTGCTTCTTCAGTTCGCTTACAAAGTACTCATACTCTTCACCACGTCGTTGTTTGAAAAGAACAGGTTGGCGCACGCGGGTGTAGCGTACAAAGGACAGGATTGCGCGTGCAAGGGATTCGGTCTCGTATGAGGTACATCCGTACACCTTTTCACTGTCTTTTAAATCTTGAACTGCCTTGCCCCACTCCTGCTGAACCTTTAAGGATTGCTCCATTACTAGTTGGTAGGAAGATCATGTTGGCAGATGTACCACATCTACAATGTATGAGGCAGTGGATGTGGGCATACGTAGGATCAAATTCACCATCGGGGGTGGACCAGGCATTACGCCTCCGATATTGGTTATATAAAACGCGACAATAGATGCATTTGTTGTTCCGCGTAAACCCGAAATCCAACCGGGTCCAACAAGAGGAGTGGGGATAATTGGATTGTTGTACGACGAATAATACATTGAACTGCCAATTTGTGAAAATGTACTAACGGTCGTAGGACTTATATAACTAAGTCCTCTTCCATACAGTCCGTTTCCAGTAGGACCTGTGATTCCTGTGGGTCCAAGATATCCTCCTATTGCACTCATTTGACCTGTCGGACCCGTAGGTCCTGTTATATCTGTTGGACCATAATGCCCGACCGGTCCAGTAACACCTGTAGGTCCAGTGGGTCCAGTGGGTCCAAGTGGTCCACGATGACCAACCGGTCCCGTGCGTCCGGTGCTTCCAGTTCCTCCAGTTGTTCCGGTTGTTCCTGTAGGTCCAGTGAATCCAGTCATACCTTTTACAGTTCCAGCAATCCCTGGAAGTCCCGGAAATCCAATGGATCCACGTGTCCCAGTGGGTCCAGTTGCACCTGTCGGTCCGGTCGATCCTGTGGGTCCCGTTGCACCGGATCTACCTGTAGGTCCGGTTCTGCCCGTAGACCCAGTGTACGGTCCAGTATGTCCAGTCTCTCCCGTGGGTCCAGTGGATCCCGTAGGTCCAGTGACTCCAGTTGGACCTGTTACTCCAAGTGGTCCAGTTGTGCCGGTAGACCCCGTAGGACCCGTGGGTCCAGTTAACGATGACGGTGGACCGAGTACACCTGTAGTTCCAGTGGACCCCGTAGGTCCTGTTGTACCCGTGTAATAAGACGATCCATCAGGTCCAATGGATCCAATCTTCCCGATTGGACCGATTGTTCCTGTGTATCCAGTAATGCCCGTTGGACCTGTTACAACCCATACATTCGGTGGAATGGGGCGAGGAGATTGACTCGTTCCGCTATATGAGAACGGATCCATTACTCTTTAGGACGGATAGTAATAGTTTACCGTTAACGTGTAGGGTTGGTCAGGTTGCACTGCTAGGGTGACGTTTGCCGCCCATTTTCCTGTACTTACATTTTGAGTATATCCGAAGGACCGCAGGGACACATCTGTTGTCATTAACGTCAAATCCGACGTAGTCGATATGCCTTGGGTCCAAATCACAGGAGTTACTGTATAGTTTACAACTGTATCCGCTGACATGGAATAATTTGGTAGACCGTCTCCCGGAGTGACCGCAACGAGATTAACAGATCCCGAGGTGACACTCGGTCCAGTAGGTCCCGTCGGTCCCGTGGGTCCGGTGGGTCCTGTGCTTCCAGTCGGTCCAGTTGGTCCAGTTGTCCCTGTAGGTCCAGTACCAAGTGGACCGGTTATACCCGTTGCACCGGTCGGACCTGTCCCGCCCGTTCGTCCGGTAAATCCGGTAGGACCTGTTGTACCCGTTCGTCCAGTCGGACCGACTACGCCAGTGGGTCCAGTATATCCAGTGGGTCCAGTTGGACCAAGAGCACCCATGACACCCGGAGGACCTTGTTGCCCACGATTTCCAGTCGGTCCCGTAGGTCCTGTCGGTCCAGTTAGTTGACTGGCATCTCCCGTTGGTCCTGTTGTGCCTGTCGGTCCAGTGGGTCCGGTCGGCCCGGTGGGTCCCGTCGATCCTGTGGGTCCGGTGGGTCCAGTTCGTCCAGTGGGTCCTGTATTTGTAACTGATCCTGGTGGACCTGTGGCGCCTGTGCATGTACGTCCAGTTACGCCCGTAGGTCCGGTGGGTCCCGTAAATCCAGTTCCAACAGGTCCTGTTGTACCCGTAGGTCCCGTGGATCCAGTTGGACCTGTGGGTCCGGGGTTAAGAACAGATCCATCGCGACCCGTAGGTCCCGTGGGTCCAGTTGATCCAGTGTTTCCTGTAGGTCCTGTCGTTCCTGGAAGACCACGTGGTCCTTCGAGAATGCTAGGTGCACAGGATACGAGTCCCACGCCGGGCACATATTTTGAAAGAGACATCTTGTTCTTCTATACGGATTAATTGGCATACGAAACAATCACAATACCCGTGCCACCGGACAATCCCGGTTCATCGCCCTCCACCCCGCGCCCCTCACCACCTACACCGCCACCACCTCCGCCCGTGTTTGGAGCTCCCGCTGTTCCGCGAAATAATCCATTGACACTTCCAGCGCCATCGCCATACCGCGAACCTGTGCCGCCTCCTCCGATTCCACCTACACCGGCGGTATATGGTGATCCATTGTACTCATCAGTGGACTGTGCTCCACCTCCACCACCGCCATAGTACGTTCCGCGATACAGAGTTCCCGGACCTCCGTTCTGCCCTGCCGATACTGGATTCGTCTGACTAACGCCCGCCCCACTCGTGCCACCGCCACCTGCTCCTCCTACAGCAAGTTCGTCAACTCCGGTACCTCCATAGGTTGCCAAGTTTGAAGTTGCAGTCAGCGGTGAAAAGACCGTACCTTGCACGGGCGTACCACCAACGATGTAGGGACTTGCTCCTGCGGAATTGCCGTCACAACTGCCGCCGCCACCACACCCGCCATTTTGCCCACCGCGAGGTTCACCGCCGATAGCGCCGCCACCACCTCCGCCACCGAGCGCAGTCAGGAGTGCACCAAATGTGGTTGAACCTCCGTTTTGACCCGCTGTACTATTACCTTCGTTGCTGTAAGTTCCACCTACACCACCTGCTCCAATGACAATTGAATAGGTCCCTACACTCAGTGTACCTGTTGCCACAATCATATTGCCCGCACCACCACCGCCACCCGAGTAAGATCCACCACCACCACCTCCGCCAATTGCCATGATTTCAACACTCTTCGTTCCGCTCCCAATTGTGAATGTTCCATTGGTCGTGAATGTATAAAATGTGCGACCACCTTCACTCGTAGGCGTGACCGACGCAGAAACCGAGGGTGCAGCGCTCTTCCCCGAAAACATGCTGTAACTGATTGTACCGGATGCAGGTGCAGATCCAGACGTGAATGTGGTTCCGTAGTACCCGGACAGCGAAAACCCTTTTGCAAAAACTGTATTCAAATTCGTCATGCTAATGTTTGTTGTTGGGACTGCCATTTACTTGTCCTCCAATCTTTTTTCAAGATCGGAACAGCGCTTGTCCAATACCTTAATACCTTCAATCAGTAACCCAACCAAATTTCCATACGCAATACTCTTTATTTGATCGCGATCTGTTCCGGTTTGCACAACTTCAGGCATGGTCTCTTCGACTTCTTGGGCAATCAATCCGATTCTGCGACCTGATGTATCGACTCTGTCGTAGTAGACGCCGCGCAACATTGAGATCTTTCCAAGCGCACTGTCAATGGTCTCAATGTTTCTCTTTAACCGCACATCGGAAAATGCAGTGATATCGCCACCGGCAGTGATCGATCCGCCTGCGGTTATGTTTCCACTCACGGTTAAATGACCAGTTCCTAGCGATGCATATCCTCCAGTGTAGATCTGTCCGCCGTTAACAACTGCAGTAAGTTTCATTCCATCTGAAGACGATGCAATAGCACGCCAATTCAGAGAACTGGCGGTCTCTGTCCAGGTAACTCCAGAATCCGCACTTGTAAGGATGTTTGCTCCAGGGGCAGTTGCAGCAAGTTTCGTTCCATCTGCAGACGATGTAATACAATTCCAAGACTGAGCCGTGGGGGCGGTGCGCGCTTGCCATGTACCCCCGGAATCCGTACTCGTATAGATGAATCCTCCAGCTCCACTAACAGCTGCAACAAGTTTCGTTCCATCTGCAGACGATGCAATCGCATTCCAATTTCGACTCGAGTCGCGCGCTTGCCATGTACCCCCGGAATCCGTACTCGTATAAATCTGTCCGGGAGAAACAACTGCAGCAAGTTTCACCCCATCCGCAGACGATGCAATAAGACGCCAATTCCGAGTCGAGTCGCGCGCTGTCCAATTGGATCCAGAATCCGTACTCGTATAAATCTGTCCGCTGCTAACAGTTGCAGCAAGTTTCACCCCATCCGCAGACGATGCAATAGCACGCCAACTCCGAATCGAGTCGCGCGCTGTCCAGCTAACTCCGGAATCCGTACTCGTATAAATCTGTCCGGCAGAAGCAACTGCAACAAGTTTCACCCCATCCGCAGACGATGCAATACCAATCCAATTCAGAGAACTGGCGGCGGTCTGTGCCCATGTACCTCCAGAATCCGTACTTGTATAGATGAGTCCGGGAGAAACAACTGCAGCAAGTTTCACCCCATTTGCAGACGATGCAATACTAGTCCAATTCCGAGTAGAGTCACGCGATGTCCAGACTGTCAGAGAACCGGCATTATCAACGGTTGCGGCTGGGGTATATACACAGGATCCATCAAATTTCAATGTAGACTGTCCAACTGCAGCGTTTGTTCCATTTGCAGTTAGTACATTCGTCGTGGTAGTCGATCCCGAAATTGTTGTGAATCCTGGACCTGTAGGTCCGGTCGGTCCAGTGGATCCCACGCCTGTAGGTCCCGTAGGTCCAGTGGGTCCAGTTGCACCTGCGCCTGTAGGTCCCGTAGGTCCCGTAGGTCCAGTTGCACCTGCGCCTGTAGGTCCCGTAGGTCCGGTGGGTCCGGTCGCACCTGCGCCTGTAGGTCCAGTGGGTCCAGTTCTACCCGTTGTTCCTGTAGGTCCGGTGGAACCTGCAGAACTTACACCCCACACAACGTTCGTAAGCGTATCGCCGTTCGAATTGAATACACCTTGGGCATACAACGGCGTGATACTTGCAGACACAGATGCAATGAGCGCTCCGTTCTTGTAATAGCGAACCACGGATCCGTCATACGTTACGCCATACGTAACCGTTGCAGAATATCCGTCGGGGACAAGGGTTGTAGCGTAATTGTTCGTATAATACAGACCACCCGCAATGAACATCCATCCATACTTGACATATTGTCCTGACGCGGGGACACCATCAATAAATCCGAATCCGGCAGTTGTGTTGGTCGCCGCAGGACGGGCATAGATGAAGGCAGCAGATGAGGACAGAATCGAGTAAAACAATGCGGAAAGTAATGATCCCCCTCCAATGAACGTAGTGCCCGACGGTGTTGCGATTTGCTGGGTATTCACGAGAGTGGTCGGTAGCACATACAAGGGTCCCATAGGTCCAGTCGGTCCGGTAGACCCAGTGGGTCCTGTAGGTCCAGTCGTACCTGTCATGCCAACACCTGTCGGTCCGGTAGGTCCAGTCGTACCTGTCATGCCAACACCTGTCGGTCCAGTCGGTCCAGTTGTACCTGTCATGCCAACACCTGTCGGTCCGGTAGGTCCAGTCGATCCTGTCGGTCCAGTCGGTCCAGTTGTACCTGTCATGCCAACACCTGTAGGTCCGGTAGATCCGGTCGATCCTGTCGGTCCTGTACCAATCGGTCCGGTCGGTCCTGTAGGTCCAGTTCCGCCTGTAGCGCCCGTGGGTCCTGTCGGTCCAGTTGCACCTGTAGGTCCGGTCGGTCCTGTCGACCCTGTGGATCCGGTAGGTCCCGTAGGTCCTGTACCAACCGGTCCGGTCGATCCAGTGGGTCCAGTTGTACCCGTGGATCCTACGCCTGTCGGTCCAGTTGCACCTGTAGGTCCTGTCGGTCCCGTTGACCCTGTTGTACCGGTCGGTCCCGTAGGTCCTGTACCAATCGGTCCGGTGGATCCCGTGGGTCCGGTAGGTCCTGTGACGCCTGTCGGTCCAGTCGGTCCCGTCGACCCTGTAGACCCTGTAGGTCCCGTGGGTCCTGTCGATCCAGTTGTGCCCGTAGGTCCGGTCGGTCCAGTTCCGCCTGTAGCGCCTGTAGGTCCGGTCGGTCCCGTTGAACCAGTTGTGCCCGTAGGTCCAGTACCGATCGGTCCAGTTGCACCCGTAGGTCCAGTCGGTCCAGTTGTACCTGTAGTGCCTGTAGGTCCCGTAGGTCCAGTTCTACCTGTTGTACCTGTAGGTCCAGTTGCACCTGTAGGTCCAGTCGGTCCAGTACCAATCGGTCCGGTAGACCCCGTGGATCCCGTAGGTCCCGTTGAACCTGTAGGTCCGGTCGGTCCTGTCGAACCTGTAGCGCCCGTAGGTCCGGTGGATCCCGTGGATCCCGTAGGTCCTGTGACGCCTGTAGGTCCAGTTCCGCCTGTAGACCCCGTGGGTCCAGTCGGTCCAGTTCCACCTGTAGCGCCCGTGGGTCCCGTCGACCCTGTCGGTCCTGTACGACCTGTCGTACCCGTAGGTCCAGTCGATCCAGTCGGTCCTGTAGGTCCAGTTGCACCTGTAGCGCCCGTGGGTCCGGTAGGTCCTGTGACGCCTGTCGGTCCTGTCGGTCCCGTTGCACCTGTAGACCCTGTAGGTCCGGTGGGTCCAGTTGAACCAAACCCTGTAGGTCCGGTTGCACCTGTCGGTCCTGTTCTGCCTGTAGGTCCGGTGGGTCCAGTCGGTCCAGTGCCCACAGGTCCAGTTACACCCGTTGCACCCGTTGGTCCAGTGGGTCCAGTTCCTCCCGCGCCCGTGGGTCCAGTTGCACCTGTCGGTCCTGTACGACCTGTCGTACCCGTCGGTCCAGTCGGTCCAGTCGGTCCAGTGCCCAGTGGACCCGTTGTACCTGTAGGACCTGTTCCGCCTGTCGGTCCAGTTATACCCGTAAATCCTCTATCTCCAATTCCTCCCACACGTCCAATAGGTCCAGTTGCTCCAGTCGGTCCTGGCGGACCCACTTCACCCGCGGGTCCAACGGGTCCAATATTTCCGCGAAGTCCTACCTGAGACATTACTTATTCTTTGTAAAAGAAACACACCACTTGGACGGCACAACTTCAGCAACAAGTTCAAGTACCTTCGGCGCAGCATCCTCAATCTTCTTCAAAAGAACCTTTCCAGATGTAACCTGCATCGCAGCGTCTACAATGTGAGGCACAAGCGTAGACACCAGCGTCTTTGCCTGCACCTTCTCATCGTGTCCGAGTGTAGACGAATCCACAAGGTGAGACAGCACACCCTGCAGCAGGGTTACACGGTCCTTCTCTGTCATTCCCGGAAGAGTCTGGAAGTGCGCATAGACTGCAAGAATGGTCGGTACCGGGTTTTTCGGGTCGAAACTCGAAAACAGACTCGAAGTATCCACAATCACGTCGGGTACAGTGACGATCTCAGTTGTCATTTTATTATTGGTTGTGAAATGAATACCAATAGATTTTCGCGTCGTTTTATAAATGAGCGGCGTATCACCCTCTGCTGCAAGTGGCGTAGGAACAACTGCGGGGTCGACAGGAAACCCTGCTGCCGGACCCACGGGTCCAGCGGCGCCCCGTGCCGGGGCAGGTGCAACCGGTGCGAAGGAGGCAACCTCGAGCACAGGTGGGACCGGAACAATTGCGCTCCCTGCGTACACGGAATTGCTCGGAGACGTCTCTCCCCTTATGATTCTTCTGTATATCTTGCTGTTCGTGGTGTGGTTGGTTCTGTTCCACTGGGGTGCTGCCAAACTGAGTTACGATACGTTTGGAAATGTCGGATGGGCAGCACTCGATTTCTTCTTCCCGTACTTGTACTTCCCTTACTATGCACTGTTTGTATCTACACCGAAACCTACGGGCATGTTAGGATTTATGGGCGCTGGTCGCAGGCGGCGTTGAAACCCGTGCACCAAGCACATTCGTATACATATAGATCAGTTTTTCATCCAGGTCCTTGACGAAGATAAAGATCATATAAATGAAAATCATCCGACCTCCAAACGATTCGATATAATCTTCGAACGACTCGTGGACAGGCAGATAGGGCACTATATTGTCCACAAAGTACGAGGATAAGAACGCAAGGATTGAGAGCAGCGACACTTCTGCACTAATGTCAAGGAACTGAAATGCAGGGTGCTGCTTCCTCCACTCTTCGGTAAAGTCCGGAGACAGGACACTTACGATGTACGACACGAGCGTTCCGAGGACAAGATAGATAAGTGAAATAAAGATAATATTCCCAATGACGTTCAGGATATTCTCCCGAAGAATTGCAGTCGCCTTCATTACATTTTCAGGCAATACATTATCTTATACTATAGGCATACATGAGTTGGGGTCATCATCTTATGCTGGATGTTGCCCGGTGCACGCCGCATACGATCCGGTGTCGTCAGACAATTGAGACCTTTACCCATCGTCTTGTCAAGGAAATCGACATGGTTGCATACGGGACACCGCAGATTGTCATGTTTGGAACGGGAAACAAAAAGGGGTATACGCTTGTGCAATTGATCGAGACCTCTAACATTTGCGCCCACTTTTGTGAGGAGACAAATGACATGTATCTCGATGTCTTTTCGTGCAAGGAGTTCAACCCAGATGTGGTGCGCATGGTTGTGGAGGAGTCGTTCCGTCCGGGTGCAATGAAGCAGATGTTTGTGACGCGTCAGACACCGCAGGAGCGTCTTCAGTAACGACGCCGCGTCTTTCCACCACGTAACCCCCGTTCGCGCAACTCTTTGCGTTGTGCCGCGAGTTCTTTGCGCAGTGCTTTGCGGGTAGGATGCGATAAGACCTTGAACAAATGATGGTGTTCACGCAGATATGCCTTTCTTGACATGCGGATCGTCTTCATTGTACTTCACCCTGTTTTTTTGCACACGAGTTGCACCCTCCAGATGGAGATGGAACCCGCATTGCAGAATACGCAACCAAAATCAGTACAAGTACAGAGAGCAGGATCACCCAGGTCCACATTTATGTAGTGTCCAGTTTAAACACTTCACACTCCAACGAAGAAATGTGGACGTATACAATTGTCTGCGGAAACCCTGCACATGTTTCAAACACTGTCACCAAGATGCTCAATGATGGATGGTTGCTCGAGGGTGCTGCCTTTGCGTGGACCACTGAGGTTTGTCAGACAATGAAGCGCTTCGTGCGTACGTGACGACGACGAGTTTTGCGTCGTCCGCCTCTGACTTTGAATGCTTCACGCATGAGGTCCTGCTGTTCTTCCATTGTCATTGGGTCATCTCCTTCATACACTGCGATCAGGTCAATTGCTTCCGTGATTGCGCGTGTGTTTAGGTCTCGATGTGTCTCGCGAAACAATTTGATAAGATCGGGTGCAGGGTCTCCATCCTCTCCTCCAAAGATCGCACGACCATTTATGAGTTGCCACGCTTCATCTCGAACAGTTGCTTCGTGAGGAATGCGGATAGACTCAAGTAAATCTCGAGGAGGTTGAGGCAGGTCGGATCTGAGCATGAAAAACAGGTGCTGAACCCTATCGGCAAAATGTGCAGGGTGGATGTATCCCCATCTCTCATACACAGCAGTTGCCACAGCATCAATCGGATTTAAGAAAATAAAGTCAAACCGTTCAGTCCGAAGATCTGCAACAAGTCTGTCATGCAAACACTTTCCAACACCACCATAGTACGGATCCTCGGGACTCTGCCGTCTCCGTGTACTGATCTTGTTAATGTACGCATATGCGTAGAGTCGACTGTTCCATTTCCGTTTGGACACTGTAACACTCATCCATCCGCAGATGGTCTCATCGCCGAGTCGTCGAGATTTCGCAATGTAATGGCGATGGATACCGGGTCCACATCTATCTTCCCATGGCAAGACGCGCGAGTCAAACATTCCCTTTTGCGCATCTGCAGTGTCTGCCAATCGATTCACATCGCCCTTTTTCGCACGTATCCCAATGCAGTCGTACCGCTGAATTTGACAAACGAGTTGATCACATGTCTTGTGCACGGTAGGTGCACCTGCTGCCGCTGCCATTATCTATGACGACGACGAGTTTTACGGACCCGGACCCGGACCCGACGGGACTTGCGGGTGCGACGACCTTTACCGAAACGGTCCTTGGCGTCAAGATAGTCAACTGCTCCCGGCATAGCTTTCAGTTCTCCCATAGCAATGTCCTTGGATGGAAGTCTCTGTTTCCTCAAAATACCCTGTTTTATCTTGTCGGACACATCTTCTAGTATCGTAGTATTGCCGCCTATAGTACCGGGAAGGGGTACATCTGACGTAAATAAACCGTATGATTTTCCTAGAGGCACCAAAATCATGCCCGGATACCAGACATCACCAACCTTTAGTTCGTACCGTTCATCCGGCGCAGGTGCCGCCATTACTTACGACTACGACGAGTTTTACGGACCCGGAGGGTCCTTGAGACCCGGACCCGAGTGCGACGGGACTTGCGGGTCCTCCGTCCGCCCCTTGGTACCGACACTCCAGTTCCCGTCCCGGTTGTGGAGTCTTTATACCCCCTGTATGGGTCAGTGGCGCCTGCGAACTCACCAATCTTTCCAGCGAGTTCAGGTGGAAGTTTTTGACGACCAAGTGCTTCACTCTCAAGTTGGAGTGTATTCAGTTTTCCCGGATGAAAAAAGAAATACCTTTCAGGCGGAGAAAACGCCATTCGGAGTCCTGGTCCGTGCCTATTCGGTCCAGTAATGTTGTCGAATAAAGGAACCGTGCGATCTGCACCTATGAGTTCTACAAAATCGCCTTCGTACGGTTGCCCAATACTTGCAACCGACGCATCGATGACCGCTTGAAGTGTACCTGGAAAACGATCACGATACATATCTCGCAAAGATTGTCTTTCCGGTTCAACATATTCACGACGAAGTTGTGCTCTGTAGCGTTGACCCAGAACAAGCGCTTTGGGGTCAATCGATTGACTTGCCGGGTCGTACCCTCGAGTTGCCTGTGGTTGTAATCCAAATTCCGGTTGTGCTCCCGCCATTATATATGACGACGACGAGTTTTACGGACCCGAAGGGTCCTTGAGACCCGGACCCGACGGGACTTGCGACGACGACCTCCACTGGGTGCCTCCTTCGGTGTGATTTTGACACGCTTGAGTCCAGGAACGATATCCTCAATCGACACATTGTATGGAGGAATAATCACGATTTCACACTCATCGTCGTAAGCACCAAATGTAATAATCCGAACTCCTGGTTGCACATTGATCTTCAACGTACAACACCCATTCCTTCCATATGTTGCGAACCCAAACGCTACTATAGGATTGTACGATGTGGACCAGACCAATTTACCTGTCATCTCTAGTGCTGCTTCATCTTCGAGGCCGATTCCGCGATATACATTGATTTCTCGCGTCAGTTTAGGAGCTCTGGCGATCATCTTGATAAAAACGCGCAGGTGCTTCCTCCAGACGTCGTTCTCTTCTGGTGGATCGTCGCTGTACACCATCCAATTTCGTACGTCTGTATGCCCGGCGCCCTTGTAATCGTCTAAAGTCGCTTTCTCGTCGGGTGTAAGCGATTTACGAAATGTTTCTTGTGCGTCTATATCGCCTTTCGATAACACGTTCTCAAGCGGCGGCGGTTCTGGACGAAGATGACGAGGAGGATCAAACTCATACCACGGGTCTGCAGACGGGACTGGTGCTGGTGCTGGTGCTGGTGCTGGTGCTGGTGCTGGTGCTGGTGCTGGTGCCACTAATTCGAACGGATACTCGTTGCTATAAATACGCTCTCTTCCATCTGCCACGATGACAACAACAGGCCCTCGGGGAGAACCGTACGGGTTGCTGTCAAGTTTTTCTGTTAACTTTCCAGTCGTACCGGGGTACTCCCCCGTGCCGACTTTGTATGTGGAACCTACTTTCAAGTCTTCAAATGGAACCGGCATTACTTATGACGACGACGAGTTTTACGGACCCGGACCCGGACCCGACGGGACTTGCGGGTCTTGCGACGACCACCCTCCTCCGGCACGATATTTAGTGTTCCGTATTCAATCGTAGTCCCTTCAGCCATCTCATCAGTGCCCACTAACGGATTGGTTTTCGGCTTCTGTTTCCACCATTTCTCAAGTTCATCGCGATTGTAGATCCAGTTGTTCTTCCCTCCGATCCGAATCACGCGGTCACCTTGTTTGAACTCGTCTCCAGTAAAGATGTCTCTGGGTTCAAGCTGAGATTGCTTGACGTCAAACGTGACCTCAACGGGCGGGAGAGGAAACATCTTGAGTGCAACACTATAACACTGACTGAACCGCCATCCCTCCGGGTTTTCTTTCCCGGCATACGGAGGATTCTCCCAGTTACTACCTGCCAATCTCTTTGCTACCACACATGCCTTCTCCCATTGGTCCTCCGTGAACTCCTCCGGACCTTTGGGATTTGGTGCCGGCATTTATTAAACGCTCCGAATGAATTCCCATTGCAAGTACTGACAAATCTTTGCCCAGATTGCATCGTGCGAGATGAGTCGGTCCCGTGACTTGAGTAACGGGAAATACACCTTGTACTCATCGAGTTCAAGCAATTCAAAGAACTTGTAGAGAATGTAGGAGTACGACAAGAAGTTCGTGCGGTCATTCGGACAGTACAACAAAAAGGGCGACTGAATCTCCTGGAACATTGCCCGGATCTTTTCTTCAATCTCTGATGTGATTGTCGGTGGAGGATTTCCGTTCAACCGACTCAAGATATGCGCAGAATGCTCATAGTACTTGGACCGTCCCAGTTTTTTCAAGATTTCGCGAATCTCCTTTTCCGTCATGTCGGCAACATTGCCAATGCGACGCTTACGGATTTCGAGAATCACTTCATTCATGACCTCTTCCGGAATCATTGTCGATTCCTTTGCTTGGAACTGATTGAGGATCTCGTTAAGGTGATTGATCTTCTTGTATGCATAATTGTTCCGTTCCTTGGGCGGATCACGAAACGACGGAAAGTCGGAGACCACGAGCGCATACTCTTCCGACCCGCACGAGGGACACACGAGAATACCTTCCGAACTCACTTCTTCGCGCGCAACATTGCACGTATTGCAGTGTTCTGTCATGACCTGCATTGCCTCGGGTGTCCCATTCAGTTTCATGCGAACGACATATTCGTCGAAAATCCGTTTGCGAGACACACCTCCATCGGTCGAGGCAGTCGCAAAGAACTTGAGAAACGTATTTGCCTCTTTCGGATTCGGAGGCAATGCCATGGACTCTCCACCCCGCTGGTAATATTCGGTAAGAATATCCATGTTCTTGATGTAGTAATCCGTAAGGGGATTCTCATACGAAAGATCCCCTGCAATTTCATGAATACGCTTTTCGAGCGCAGAGCATGTCACAATATCTTCAAGCACATTTGATCCATGAATAGACTCAACCTGCGCACGCAGGCGTGTCAACTCGTTGGTTAATTCTTCCCTTTGACTGTTTGATTCAACAAGTCCTCGAACGACCTCTTGATGAACCGAGTCAAGCGTTCCCATTGACGGAACTCCCGTTTCCCGGGGTTTTCTCACCTTGAACACATCCATTTTCATTCTTTATCGAGTTTCTTTTAAGTAGGTGTTCGTATGCAATCGGATCCTCCCAAAGTGACGCATCCAAGACTCCATGCACAGTCGGACGATACGTGTACGGGTCAAATCGAGTGACAATGCATCGACTTACGATTGCTGCCTGGAGAGAGGGTTCCTCAATGTGAAACCAAACTCTGCACTTGAAGGATCTGCTTTCAAGAGACCTTCGCAGAACCTGCTGACATGCGGGACTCAAAAAATGGGCATGCCAGATCATGAGTACACGAATCCGGATTCGTATGGTTGACGTTGTATGCGACATCCACGTCGTCAACCACGGTCCAAAATCTTCCACCGAATTTAATTCCGCTGCATCGACACTTTCAAAATCGCAGTGGTGGGTATGCTCTCGAACAACCTGCTTCCAATGCTCATCCGTTCGTCGATCGTTCAGGGGTTCATACAGAATCCGATGGGGAGGAAAAAAGGACATTGCTTACTTACTGTGCGGTTTCTGTAGGTGTTACAATCCGCTTGACGGGAATGTCCGACGAAACGACATAAATCGAATTCTCTGTCGTGATGATGAACACCTTTTCCTCCTTGAGACGAATCATTGACGCAATTGTAGACGTGTACTCCGTGTTCGACTTGATAAGACACTTCTTGTCACCGTCGACGCCAATGCAGCATGTCTTGGCAAGACTGTCATTGAAGTAGTCCAAATAGATCGGACGATCCGATTCGATTGCAATCTTTGCGACTTGTGCCATGACAGTTGCAGACGGAACAACCGACATTTATTGGATAGGTTAGATGTCCTTCTGTATTATTTCAACGCACGATGAACCTTAAAAACGAAATCTGGGACCACCAAAGAAAGTAAAGTAAGTCCAAGATCGATATACTGTATCTGGCATAAAATGTCCGCACCCGCACCCGTACGCAAGATCCCGCAGTGGAAACTCGACATGCTCGCAGACGCGGAGGTTGCAGCACAACTCGTCATCAAGAAGGCAGATGCAGACAAGGTTGCTGCAGAGAAGGCAGCGCGCGATGCGGAGATCGCGACAAAGTGTGCAGCGTGGCACGTGTGGAAGAGCGCAAACGAGTGGGTGATGCAGATGGTCGAGATCGCACCCGGCATCAAGGGAAACGAGCGAGAGTGGGAAGTTCCTCCGCAGGTTGGACTTCGCAAGGTCAAGAACAAGGAGACGTGTCCGTACTGCGGAAAGTAAAAAGCGCCGTGCACGCAAAAAAAAGCACACGCTTTTTTTCATGTGGAAACATAAAATGGATCTTAACGTCATTGTTCCGATGATATTGTTTTTCGTCTTGTCCCCGGGTGTACTCGTGTCGTTACCCCCGGGTTCGTCGACTGTAGTCCAGGCGTTGACACACGCGGTTGTGTTCGGCGTCGTCTACTATGGATTGCGCACGATGTTTCCGCAGTTCTACTGAAATATAAAAAGTTTTTTTTCGCTCGGTACTCTCGCTTACCTCGCTTTCCCACCTCCCCCTCCCTCCCACGCCTTCCTCTAGAACGCCTCGATCCACGCGGTGCGCTCCTCCGCGGGCGTGCCAAGTTCGTCGAAGATTGCATTTGCGCGAAGAACCTTCTCCTCGGTCTCGATCTCGAGTCCCGCGAGTGTGGCCATGCGCTGCTGCAACAATTCTCCTGCCGAGACGGGCGGAAGAAATTCCGGGTCAAACCCGACGAGAACATTGATGAGGCGCGTGATGTGTCCGTCGCAGCACATGCCTACGGACTCCGTCCACTCCTCCCAGAGGCGCTTCTTGAGCTCGGTCTTGTGCTCGGACGCCTGGATGCGCACCCACAGTGCGTCCAAGGTCCTCTTGTAGAGGAAGTCGTCGGGCATGTGGCACAAACTCGTGTTGTACCACTTGACAACGTCATGCAGGACGTTCATGTCCGCCCTACTCATGCTCGCGATCATGTTCGCGAATGGCATGCGCGCGTACGTGTCGACGATGACAGCGTAGATGTTCGCGGGGTTCTCGACGGGAACCTCGAGCAGGATGCGCAGTCCCTTGTTGGTCGTCTCACTCGTCTCGCGCGTGTGGACGTTCTGGCGGTCCAGGGCAAATGCCGCCAGACCAATGGGGCGCGGGAGTTGCTGCAGGTCGCCGTAGGCAAGCACGAAGATGTTGCCACCCTCGACCATGCGCGTGCGGTGCCCCATCTCCTCCGAAACTCGGTTGTAGAGTTCCGGAATGATAAACTGCCTCGCGAGGCGGAGAAGCAGCGTGCGCCGTTGGTTCGAGTTGATCTGTCCAAAGTTCGGCCACGCGACGAAATTTGTCTCGATCTCCTCGACGACGGTCTGCCAGGGTTCGATGACCATGCGCGCGGTTGCGCGCGTGTAGTCCGTCTCGACGAGGAACAGGCGATGCTTCTCGGCATGCTTCCAGCACATGGTGTGGCCGGGGCGGTTGACGATCATGCACACTCGCCCCCGAGGGTGCAACGTCTTCCAGCAGCAGCGCATCTCCACGGGAAGGTCGGGGCGTGGGCGGCGCTGCTCACACCATCCGCAGTACTGCATATTCAGGCGCACGCGCGTCGCCGGGAGTCGGCGCGCGCAATTAAGGCAAGCGGGCGCGGGGTCGAGCGCGGGTTCGGGCGCGGGCGCGGGTGCGGGGTCGAGCGCGGGTTCGGGCGCGGGTGCGGGCCACACGGGAAGAACCCAGGGTTGACCTCCCATCTGCCCCGCGCGGATGCGTTGGTTGTTGTGCACGCCGCACAACTGGTTGTCGAAGTAGGACGCGGTGAAGGTGCAGCGCGTGTGGTCGTTCTTGCGGGCATGGCAGATGTGAAGAGGCATGTTGACTTGTGTAGAGAAAGAAGTTGACGTATGACGGGGTCGGACGCTGAGTAAACTTTGTCCTTAAAAACTTCGTTTTTCACCGGAAAAAATGAAACGTCAAGTTGAACTTCAAGTTGAACTTCAACTGCAATAACAGACGCGCGGGGCATATCCGTCACTGGACTCGGAGTCAGACCCGTAGTCGGAGTCCGACTCTGGGGGAATTGCGATGCGGAGTGTTGCGCGCTTGACGACGCGTTCAACTTCGTCAAAGGGTCCAATGCGATGAACTGACGACAATTGTTCGACGAGTCTAGGAAGAAAGGTATCCATCTCCTTTTGCGGAACAATTTGCGTAAAGACGTCCAGGAGTTTCTTGATGGAAAGTGTAGTGACCTCACCTGTCCACGAGACGGGAACCAGGGTATGAAGTCTTGTGTAGACGAAGGATGTGAGGGAGTACGGGAAGACTGCAATGATGGTGGAGTATGCGCGCGACATGGAGAGTTCAGTCTCAAGAATGGACGCCATCTTGATTTCTGTATGTCTTTTTTTTAGACTTGTAATTTCATTTTTTGAATTTGATATTGCCTCCTTCGATACAAGGAGTTTCGTTCTTGAAACTGTCTGCGAAATTGTGGATCCACGATATCTACAATAATCGGATGAAGTGTACGAACAGACTTTTCGACTCGCAGGATACGACCCACAATCTGATCAATGTCTGGACGTGGAGTTGCCATGACAAGAGTATTCAATGTCGGACAATCAAACCCTTCCTTGCACATGGAATAGGTTGCAATCAAGATTGCCTTTGTCTTTAGGTAGACTGCGCGTACATCTGCCTTGACACCTTGACCTAAAATACACGCACGCTCTCGAATCTCATCCGACAATCCCGCGTACACATCCTTTGCATGCTGGACTCGATCTGTCAGCACGAGAATCTGTCGTCCTTCATCCAAGACATCTTCTATAATCCGTGTGATCCATCTCGTTCGATCTGCGCATTCAGCAAGTTTGTTGACCATTAAAGGTACGCAGGTCATTCCACTCGACGAATACACAATTTCATTGAATTTTGGATCTGTATTTTCATACTCATAGACTTCAACGGACACCTGTCGATCAACTGAATCACCTGTATCAGACTTGAAGAGCATCGGTCCCAGCAACCAATTGATCACAAACATGAGTTTGTCCTTGCGCTCTGGAGTTGCCGACAGTCCAAGCATGTACTTGGACGTGACCTTTGGAAGTGCCTGGACAAACACCTCCGATGCAATGTGATGGCACTCGTCTACAATCACGAATCCGATGGGTTCAAAGACCTTGACATCTAACTCTTTCATGGACACGGTCTGCAACATTGCAATGACAAAGTCATTTCCAATCACATCGCACTTGTCTGCTTGGACTCGTCCAATTCGCGCATTTGGAAGGAACGAACGAATTCGCTCTTCCCATTGATCGCGCAGAAAGGTATTGTGCACAATGACGAGGGTAGGCAAACGCAATTGCGATGCAATGTACAGAGCACAGACAGTTTTCCCACCACCCGTTTGCAGAGAGATAATCCCGTCGTGGGGTTCGGGCAATAACATTGTGTTCACAACATCCACTTGGTTGGGTCGCAGTGCGCCGGTAAATGTCCACCGACTTGCATCTGTCTGCGGAACATTGCGAAGTGTCTCCGGCGTCCCCCAGGTTTCAAGTCCAAATTGTTTTGGAACATAGAGGTACTCGGCATCTTCGTGAAAGACGGGGTACTTCGGAACATACTGCGGTTTCATGAAGGACGGATTTACATACGGACGAACAGTCAGTTGCTTCTTGAGTCCAAGAACATCGTTGCCCTTTTTGGGCACACGGTATCCGTGTACGGTGAGCATTTGTAAAAGGGGTCTGTTGTATACCTGTATTTCGTTTTACTCGGGGCAAAACTTGAGAGTCGAGTTCACCAGGTCAATGATCGAATTGTGAATCGCATAGTTCTTCAGGTCCGTTCCGTCGTACAGAATGGACGGGTACGCCGCAGTCGTGACCTGAATGTGATCATAAGGGTCCTGATCGATCATCATGGACGACAGGAGTGTCCGGATGTACGAATCAATGCCACTCGAGGTCATGTGGAACGTATACGTATCCTTTGCCGTAGGCGTAAAGACAATCTTGAACGTGTCCGTATCACGACCGTACCAGTTGACCGTGTTGTAAATCTTGATCTCCTCATCCTTCTTGTCCTCACGCATAAAGATGATGCGAACGATACTGGTCATTTCTATTCATTTTGGGTCTTCTGTTTAAGTTATATCGAGTCCTCCTCGTCCGGGGGTTCGTACTGGTCATCGCGTTGACGGTTTCCTGCAGCAGCATTGGTTCCATAATTTCCATCATCTGGAAAGTCCTCTTCTTCACCATCACCCGTTTGCGGTATCCCTACACCCACATCCGGTTCCGTCTCGTCGACTTCCGTGACATCCGGACGCAACTCATCTTCTAATTGCTGTGCAAATCGATCGCGGTCTACATTTGTAATGAGATACGGCGCGAGACCTAAATCGATAAGTTCCTTTGTGATTTGACGATCTTGATCCGTCTGGTTTCGCAAAATGTCAGTAAAGGTATGGCGCTCTTTTGCTCGCAGTTTATTTGAATCCTTCTTTGCTTCTTCGACCTTTTTCGTAACGGAAAAGAGTGTGCTGTCCGACTGAATCAACTCTTCGTATGTCCGCAAGAACGGTTCACTCTTTTCGATTTCGGTATACAGTCGTCGTAAAAGTCCATCCATCACATTGCCTAAAATTGCTTCACTGTACGCATTCGTATCTACGAGCGGAACCAAATCAAGTCGGCGGATTGCAGTTGCCAGACGCTGGAGAAGAATGAAATTGGTTTTCCACGACGACGTAATCAGCAGTTTCTTGGACGGTTTCAATGCAAGACGTGCGCGAATCTCTGCATCCGATATGCGTACAATCGGTTGAAGACCAAACTGTACATGCGTAGTTTGAAGTGCACTCGGTGAGAGTATAATTTTCCGTAACGGAAACTGAGTGTGTCGAAGTGCGGGTTCTAAAACGGAGATCCAGGAAATACGCGTAGACGGACACTGCGGAAACCGAATTGGATCTCCAGGCGGCGGAGGCAAAATCATAGTCAATAACCGAACAGGTTGAGGCATCGGTGGAACCTTCTCTGCTTCAAGGCGAGCAGCAGTTAACTGGTCTTTGAATTTCACGATGAACCGTTTTGTAAGTGCATTCAAATTCGTCTTGAGTTCTTTGGAACTGTTCAGGATTGCCCGCATGACGTGGAGAGATGGACCTTGAAGTGCAGTGGGATATGCTTGAAACGTCTTTCGGAACACCGTAAACATGGACTCTGCAATCGGAAACTGTGTCACATCGTCCGTGTCTCGCGGATACCCGGACAGGATGAGCGGTCGAGGTCCAAATGATCTCCGAGGAACAAGTTGAGGAATGTGCGACTGCAACAAAACAATGGCACCTGCGACTCCAACGACTCCGCGTGTAGACAGAATTTGATCCGTTGCGCCCTTTGTACCTAGGGTTTTCGATAGGTCTCGACCAAATTGAAGAATAGGAACCAACTGAGACTCTTCGGGCAAAACCTGAAGAAGAGATAAAATCAGAAACAGCGTAGAGTCCGCAGGGTCTTTCATGTCAAAAAGCGGCGACAGTGCTCGCAAGCGCGTGACGAATGTTTCCAGTTTGTGTCCAGAAAAGGCAGTCGTTTCCAATGCATCTGCGTGTACAATTGCTCGCCCTGCATCCGTGTATCCAGTTTGGTCTACAAACAGAGTCCGATCAATGACCTCTCCGCAAATCTTGCACGTCCGAGCACCTTCTATTGTGGTTGTCCATGTCCTGTAAAACAGATCTGCATCCTTTTCAAGGTCTCCTTTCAAGACTGCGAGCGTATGGTCGCAGAGTACAAATGCTCCATCTGAATCTGTCCACACCTGCTTTGAGTGCAGTGCTTTCGACAGTCCAAGAAGTTTTTCAAGCGATCCCTTTTTATCTGTATTGAGACGCGAAGGGTCCTTGAGAATTGCCACTGCCTTGATACGGGTTTGCGAGTCGGGGCGAACAGGTATCTTTGATCCAGCAAAGGACTTGACACTCAACGAAGGACGCTTGTACTGCAAGAGTGCCTGCTTGTACCGAGTCAAGATCTCTGTCTGCGTCGTCTCTTTCCATTGAATACGGTCCCTGTGTCCCACCTGCTTGCGTTCCTGATTCACAATGTCAAGAGGAATACACTTGTACTCATTTCCAATCCACTTGCCATTTCGAGTCACATCAAATTGACGAGTCGTGCCTTGCAGAAGAAAGTCTTGAAACGAAAGTCCACCCAATCCACACTGTGCAAGTGGAACCTGAGGAAGGGATTGAATCGGTTCAACAACGCGGTCAAGATGCATGACACCTGCATTCGATGCATTCGACTTTAGCATGGCAATTACGAGACCGCCTCCATCCACTTGATTCATTAACCAGAATCGTGCAGCAAGACCCGGAGCATAGTCCGTTCCATATTCCGTTAACAGTTTCTGGTCCGGCGCGTAGTCATTCTTCTTTAATGAATTGATGGGTTCACGTGGAGGAGGACCGTCTACACGCTCTACACTCGGAAACCTGCTGGACCACGAAGACCAGGGAATGTCTTTTAAGTGTACATCGTAGAGTCTAAGAAATTTCATTCCTTCGCCATACGGATCCGATGTAACCGGTACACCGTGCTCTAAAACCGATTTCACGTCCGGAAGAATCTCGCTCAGTGGTTCAGTACTGTTATAAAAGCGAGCAGACTTGTCCGCAAAAAAAGGATGGTCTGGAATCGGGTTTGGAATCGGATCAATTCGTTCTGTCAAGTAATATCCAATGGACCCCACAGTATCGGATGTCCCTTCAATGATTCGAGTGGACAGAACAGTTGTTCCATTTTCGTGTTGACGCCCCTGTGTCAATTCAAGTTCGGGGAGTGCCCGAATTGGGTTCTTTCCATGGACATCCACAAACTCCGTGGACCCGGTGAGCGTGTACGGAACTCCAGTTCCTGCGCCATACGGATGCGGAAATGCCGTTACAATACGTTCAAATCCATTGGCATTGTACCGAACGTCCTTGCTTAACAAGGGTCCTAACGTGGAAAATAAATCAGTCGACACGAGGTCTCCAGATCCGTACACTGGAAACACCCACGGAAACGACCGACGCAACTCGGGCGGATGAACTACATATCCATCTGGAGTAGGCACTACATAGGTAGTGTAGAGATCACGGATCCGTTCAACGCGCTTTGTGAGTTTTTCAATTTCGAATTTGGTTTCTTTCACTGTATGGATCATCTTTTCAAACGCATCGGCAATCTGCTCGTCTAACGTATAAAAACGGATGGACGAACTTCGTTGAACGGGTTCTTCCATTTCAAACGCATCGCCGATTAATTTGAATTCGGTGTTTGGGTCGAATGTCAAGTACTCACTCATTATACTGATCGAAGAATGCTTTCACAGAGGTCCAGCGCGTCCTTCTTGAATCGACCCACCACGTCCTTTGCGGGCATGTCGGTCACAAACCGAACGACCATCTTAGGAGTGAGTGGGTGCCCTGCAGTAAACCGAACATCTGTAACACTCGGGGGTCCAGCGGCATAGATCAGGGCATGCATCAGCGCACCCAGAGTATGCGACTCATCTGCAATCTCAAGTACGTATGCACCCGACTCATCCTTTGCAATCTCCGCCTTGTCCACCTTGTTGATCTTCAACTTCAAGACCTCGATCGCAGTCTTTAGCAGATCACGTGCAGGGATAACTCCAATACTCTCAATTGCAAAGTCAAACCAATTGGGTCGACCATTTGCATCCCGAGACCAGCACCTCTGAATGTCGTGATTGTCAAAGATTGCAATGTCGCCATTCTCTGCAATCACCCTGTCTCGCTCAAGTTGGGCAAGTACAGGGTCAATATGGTACTTGTAGGTGGACACACAGACCTGCGATGCACCCCCGTGATGGGCAAGTGTAGATGTCCCCAAACTTGCCTCAAGTCGAACCGTCTCATTTGGACGCACTGTCATAAAGTACAAGGGTTTTCCAAGGTCACGATCTGGCAAGATGACATCCTGCCTCGTACCGTGCACCGTAAAGTCGGTTGACATGACCACGCGTGTATTTGGAGATGGGTCGAGACGAAGACCGATCTTTGTGTCGCGAATAACACCAATCTCATCCGGTCGGACATTGACCGGCATCATTTCGACTCGAAGGCGCATCATTTCATGGACAAGTGAACTTGTATTTTCTGTAATGACGACATCTCGAAACACGACAGTTGGAATCTCTGCAAGGAGGATGCGTCGAAGTGCATTCACAAAGGCAACGGGAACGTTCTTGAGTTCGCAATCAAGGCGAAACCCATTCATGGAAATGCGAGCGTTTTCCATTCTTATCCTTGTATCTTCTTCGTTATAGTCTTTTCGTTTTTTTCAACTTGACAAGTATGGCAACCAACCAACCTATCTTGTTCACAAGTTCTAGGTGCGCACACAGCAAACAGATTCTGGATACACTTCAAGCATTGAACAAGACATCGTTATGTCGCATCGTGTCGATTGACGGAAAGAGTCGGCAAGAACTTCCGCCCTTTCTTCAAAAGGTACCGACCCTGTATGTTCCCGAAACAAAGGATGTCTATGTCGGCAAGGACATTTTCGGATACATTGCGAAACCGGTTGCGGCCCGTCGCGAAGTTCCCGTGTCTACACCTGCCACTGCAAATCCACCAACCGCCACGGCGCCGGGCACGAATTTAGAATCGTGGTCCTTTTCGACTGCGGGTGGATTTTCGGACACCTATTCGTCTTGGGATGGAAAGAATGCGACGGGCGATCAACTGCACTACACCTTTTTAGGTGGACCTGCGACCCAGGGACCTCCTGAACCGCAGACAAAACAGAGTCATGATGGAGACAAGGCAGGAAAGAATGAGGATGTTGCGTCCCGTCTTGAGCGCATTCAGAAGGAACGTGATTCCGAGTTCCAAGGTGTCAGTCGCAAGTAGGGACCTTGATACCTAATGCAGTTAACAATGCAGTTTGTGTTCCAAACACGTAATGCAGGACTTCTCCGAGGACCAGGAGAAAAAGAAGTGCAGTCCAAAACGATATCTTCAATGCCCATACGACTCCGAATGCGGCAACAATGGTGATCATCGTGTCAACCACTGCAAGTCCTCCAAATCGCATCGAATGTGCGCCCGTTCGAGGTGCACCGAAAAGATCAGCATATGGACACGGCATTGTCTATAGCGACGCAAATCGTTTCTTGTATTCACGAAGATTGGTGGCAAGAGATACACTGTCACCCCATAACAGATAGTACGAGAGGAACCCAGCACGTGTTGGGTCGTGTGTTGCCAAGTCCTTGCGATGACGAGTACGATACCTGTCTCGCTGGTCCTTGTCGTGTGTCAGTGTATAATCATCCATCCCATGCGCTCCAAATGGAGTGTGTGTTCCATCCTTGAACACGGCAACCCACTTGTGTTTTCCGTCTGTTGCCTTGACAAGTCTCATTTACTTCAAGTGAAACCGAAAATTTACGCGCCCTTCGCGAATGAACGACGGATCCAATGCGTCAATATCTGCAGGGTCTATGTTCGAAATGAGCAGCAGAATGATGTGGGGATACAGTCCATTGTCAATCGAGTCTAAAAATTGATTCCATGTTGACTTGTTGTGGACACTGATGGGGTACCGCTCATTGCTGAATCCGACATGAACCTTTTTCAGCAAGGTGTCGACTTCGTCCAAGACAATGATAAGGGGAGTGCGCTTCGACACTTCAGACTCAAAGTACAGTCTTGAAAGTTGGTCCGATGGGTCAGACGGGTTAAAGGATGTGCAGAGTATACCATTGAGTTTGGATGCCAGGAGCGGTCCTATCATTGTCTTGCCGACTCCCGCCTTTCCGTGAATATAAGCAACCGTTGTCGTGTTGGATGCAAAGTGGTCTGCGATCGCATCGAGAATCTCATCCTGCTTTGGATTTGGATCTGTCAATTTATTTGGGAACTTGCGAGATGTATAGTAAAAATGCTGATACGTTCCACATCGCTCCATCAATGAAAACGGGTTCAGCGGCGTTCGAAGTGCGGTGGTGGGTACCTTGAGTTCGGGTTGTTGCGTGAAACTCTTTACATCGTGGGAGCGACACACGACCCATCCTTTGGTCTCTGCCTGATCAATGAATCCAATGTACCATTTTCCAAGTACATATCCAATCGGTTTCCCAACAGAATCACGGACCCGTGCAGTGTCCTTGACAATTGCCGAAAAGTGTTGCAGATGTTGGGATTCTCGGATGGCAACGAAAGACAGTCCAATCACGGGCAGACAGGCGGCAAAAATGTATTTCCAGTCAATCGTAAGTGTACCCAATGCAATGAACATCATGTACGTCGACATCGACGTGAGCATGATAGAGGGGTTCATTGGGTTTCTCTTCACGCATATACAGTAAATGGGTGGCGGATTGTTCGGTACAGAGTTGACACTCAATCCAAAATGCCTTGTCTTTTCTGCATTTGTACTGATTGTGTATTGGATGCCTCATCCAGGTCCCTTTACGCATCGCGTAGTGGCAGCATTCTTGCTCGCATGTTGTGCATATGTCTTGCTTGCATGGTACGATGTTCTCTTTGACTGCAATGACCGTCTACGCCCAACCTTTTTAGGATGGATGTGGAAATGGGCAAAACCTGCAGAGTATAGCAGAGCATACGATGAACTTCCGATCAAGGAACAGAAACTGGTTCGAACGGTTGACATTGTGATTCTCCTCCTTGTCGCTGGACTCCTTGCATATCCGTATATAACTTACAGAAAAAAGACAGTGTAAAGTGCAATGTCAAGGCGAATCGTCGAAGCGTTTTTCAATACATTTAATGAATTTATGGATCAGTTGATTACTCTCTTTCCCGAGGATCCCGACTTTCCTGCCTACAAGTCGGGACTTGTCTTTTTGAAGATGGGAAACCCGTCCGTTGTCTTTGATCAGATCGACCGTTTTGTCCTGCCGCACCAGGAGTTGATTTTGAAGAAGAACGATGACTTTTTTGTCAAGTACGAATTTTCGGAAATCCTGGCAGAGGACAGATCCATGGGGACTATTATTGACAGTCTCAAGACCAAGTGGACATCTCTTCCGGACAAGACGCGGAGTATTCTGTTTGACTATCTCATTGCAATGGTCAAGTTATCACAGACATATCTGCAGAAGTAATCGGTGCCTCCAAGATGTCCGGAGAGGTTTCGACGAGTTCTCGGAGCGCAGTTTCGGGGTCTTCAAAATTCCGAAAGAGAATCTGGTTCACTTCGGCAGGTGTCCATTTGTCTACGAGTTCAGGTACGTCCGGAACGACAAGATCGCTCCGCTCGTAAAAGGACTCGACCATCTCTGCAAGAATTGCACGAGAACACTTTTTGAAATGCACAATCATATCGACGCGACCCGGACGAATCAATGCCTTGTCGATTCTCTCGGGAAAATTGGTCGTAATGATGAGGATTCGCCCATTTGCTTCAAGCGTTCCGTCGAGCAGGTTCAACAAGAAGGACAGATCCAATTGCTCCTTGTCATCGCGATCATTGATGCGCGAATCCATGAAAAGGTCACCCGTCTCCTTCTTGACAACCTGCGGAACCGGTTTCTTCCACTCCCGTTTCAAAACGGTGTCGCCCATTGCATCAATGTCCTCAATGACGTACAGACGTTCAGAAATGGGAATATTGTACTTTTCCGTATTGACTCCATTGTAGACATGTAGTTCATCATTGAAAAACAAGTGCTGGAGTTGCTGCTTGGTCTTGATTTCGGACAATTGAACATTCACGATATGGCGACGACATTCATTGGCAACTGCCTTGATGGTCGATGTCTTGCCAGTCCCAGGCGGACCGTGATACATGAATCCCAATGTGTATGGAATGCCCTTGTCGTCGTACCATGCGCGATTCTTTAGAAAGAACTGGGTTCGCTTCTTGACATTGTTCTTTTGCTCAAAAAAGACATTGTCAAAGGTCCGGTTGGTTGTGAACTTGGACTTGGTGTAGAGCAGGTGGGTTGTGGGCAGAGGGTTTTGAACAGACCCCTTTACCTTGGTTGTCACGACCTGATCAAAGAAATATCGATGAGCACCTAATTTATTTGCCATTCGGCGTTCATAATCTGCAGTGCACGTATCCATAAATGTTCGAAGGTGCTGGACATCGTGCTCGTAACAAAAGAGTCTGAATTCAATTAATTCAACCTGTCCATCCGTAATCCGGAGTTTCCCGAGTTCAAAGTACACATCGTCTTCGAGTTTCACGGGTTCGTACTCATTTGGCAGATAGTCGTGATGTGTCACGGACAATAAGGACTTCATTGCCGGAAGAGTGGTCACATACTGAACGACTGCATCCATTCGACTCGAATACAGCGTCGTTGCCGGGACTGTCCTTGAACTGGTTTGCGTCGGAGGAGATCCTCGCTCGCATGTAATGGATGCACTGTGCTCGCGATCTGTCATTGTATACTAAAAACACTTATCAAGAGTCGGAACTGCCGAATGCACTGGTTTCGTACGACGAAGACGCAGTTCATTGGTTGCGCGGGCAACTGTATCGTCCGAGAGGGCAACGAACTTCTTGACGTCCCGCACGGGTCCATGGACATTCATGTTCGGAATATGCAGACGAATGGGTGGAAATTGATATCCGACAAGGGCATCGGAGGTTGTACAGAACTCGCGGAATTGCTCAATGTCTAATTGCCCGCCAAACATCCGAAGAATATGCCGATGCGGGGCAATCGTAATCTCCTTGTCCGTATAGAGTGTACGGTACATGTCGGCGAGCAGGGTATGGCGAGACCATCGCAGTCCATCAGAGAGACGAATGTCATTGTACAGGTATGCGAGCGCACATTCGGGGGAACAGAAGTTTCCTTCACAATGAAGACGTCCATCGGATGCATCGTGTACAATTGGAAGCACACATGCCGTCCACGAAAAGGAGTGGCAACACCAAAAGCAAGCAGTGCCTGGCGTATAGGTCGGCGACTTTGCCCGTGTCAAGATGTCCTTTAACGTATCTGCATTGAACCGTTCGCTCATTTTCGAAGTTTCCACAGACGACAAGATTTCAGAATAGGACGTGTTTGACTCTGCGGGTATTGGAATGTATTCATCCGTTGGAAGACGTAACGAAAAGATAACAGGTGCCTCTTGAAGAGACTGTTTCTTCGGGGGCATGGTTTTGTCTGTCTACACTGCTTCAGTGAAAGTGTATAAAAACGAAGTGGGCAAAGTACATTGCAGATTCAGGCCATTCTACCATGACGACACTCGAGACCACGTACCAGCGAAAGACGCACAGGGAGCACATTCTGGATCTGCCCGAGACGTATATCGGGAGCACAACCACTGCATCGGAGGAGGTGTTTCTGCGCGCAGACTCTGATGGAGACAAGTTTGTGCAGGTGACCATTCCAGTGAATCCAGGATTTTACAAGTTGATTGACGAGTTGCTGGTGAATGCGCACGACCATGCAATCCGTCTGCGTCAAAAGGCGTCGCCCGACCTAGTCAAGAAGATCAATGTTCTCTGCACAGACGACGGTTTTACAATTGAGAATGACGGTGAGTCGATCGATGTTGTCGAGCACCCCGAGCACAAGGTGTGGATTCCGCAAATGATCTTTGGCGAACTGCTGACGTCCACAAACTACAACAATGATGAGAAGAAGTTGGTGGGTGGAAAGAATGGATATGGCGTAAAGTTGGTCAATATTTTCGCAAAGGAGTTGAAGGTCATTGTCAAGGACCAGGTACGCAAGTTGCTGTACGAGCAGACATTTGAGAACAACATGACAACAATCGGCAAACCCAAGATCACACCCCTGAAGAAGGCAGCAGTTCTCAGCGTAGGCATTGGATGGCGCCCCGACCTTGCTCGGTTTGGAATGACGTCTATTTCAGAGGGCATGCAGAAACTCATTGAGCGACGTGTTGTGGATCTGGCAATGACCTTGGGAAAGGATGTAAAGGTCACGTGGAACGGAAAACTCGTCAAGTGCAGGTCGCTTCTCGACTATGCCAAGGCATTTCTGCCTGACGGTGCGCCAATTGTGTCCGAGTCTCCAAACGATCGGTGGCAGATTGTCATTGCCGACAGTCCAACGGACAAGCAATTTGCAATGTCCTTTGTCAATGGCATTTGGACGTCGAAGAACGGGACGCATGTGGATGCCATCACGTCGCAGATTGTGAATCATGTTGTGGAGCATCTGGAGACCAAGAAGAAGATCAAGGTGAAACCAGGGTTGGTGCGCGACAATCTTGCCGTATTTGTGACCTCCATGATTGAGAACCCGAGTTTTGCATCTCAGACCAAGGAGACTCTGACCACCAAGGTGTCGGCATTCGGTTCCTCTCCAAAGTTGAGCGAGGAGACCCTGAAGAAACTTGTTTCAAAACTCAATTTGGTGTCTACAATTGTGGAGGCACAGTCTGCCAAGGACGTGAAGGAGAATTCAAAGACAGATGGAAAGAAGCAGTCAAAGATTACCGGTATCCCAAAGTTGGACGATGCGGTTCTTGCAGGTACGAAGGAGTCTTCGAGGTGCACACTCATTCTGACCGAGGGAGATTCAGCAAAGGCAATGGCGCTGTCGGGTCTGTCTCAAGAGCAGCGAAAGACATTCGGAGTCTACCCTCTCAAGGGCAAGATTCTGAATGTCAAGGACACATCGGACTCCAAGGTTGAGCAGACGAAGGAGATTGCCGAACTCAAGAAGATTCTCGGTCTTGTCTCTGGAAAGAAGTACGCAGACACCAAGGATCTGCGGTATGGATCGATCATGATCATGACGGATCAGGATTTGGATGGAGCGCATATTCGTGGACTGCTCATTAATCTGTTTCACGAGTTGTGGCATGAGTTGATTGCCATCCCGGGGTTTCTGACGTACATGGCAACGCCTATCGTCAAGGCGCACAAGGGAAAGACGACCCGGGTCTTCTACTCACAGTACGAGTATGAGCAGTGGCGAAAGACGGAGGGTGCACGAGCGTGGAGCGTCAAGTATTACAAGGGACTGGGGACATCGACGCGCGACGAGGCAAAGGATTACTTTGCCAAGGTGAATGCAGTCAAGTTTGGGTACGACAAGGATGCAGATACGTCAATTGATCTTGCCTTTAACAAGAGTCGCGCAGACAATCGCAAGGAGTGGTTGAAGGGATATGATCGGAGTGCGCTTGTGTCTGCAGGGACTGTGCCGTACAGCGACTTTATTCACAAGGATCTGATCCATTTTAGTTACTACAATCTCGAGCGATCCATTCCGAACGTGATGGACGGTCTCAAGACATCTCAACGCAAGATCCTGTTTGCTGCACTCAAGCGAAATCTTCGATCGGAAATCAGGGTCGCACAGTTTGCGGGGTACGTGTCGGAACACACAGGGTATCACCACGGTGAGGCATCGTTGAATGAGACTATTGTGGGCATGGCGCAGGATTTCATGGGATCGAACAATATTCCATGGTTAGTTCCGCAGGGACAGTTTGGGACTCGTATTCAGGGTGGAAAGGATGCCGCATCTCCTCGTTATATCCACACCTATCTGCAACCGCGCATTCGCCACATTGTGCGCGAAGAGGATCTGCCTGTCTTGACCTATCGGGACGACGACGGCACACCTGTGGAACCCGAGTGGTACGCACCCGTTCTGCCTATGCTTCTCGTGAATGGATCTCGTGGTATCGGGACCGGATACAGCACGTACATTCCGCAGTGTAATCCCAAGGTTCTCAAGACACTTCTCGTCGACCATCTGACCAAGGGCACTTCATTGACGGCAACGCCGCTCGTGCCGTATTTCGAGGGATTCAAGGGGACGTATACTGCAGAGGGTGTCGTCGGTACGTATACAAAGGATGGCGAGGACTTTCTTGTCACGGAGTTGCCACCGGGAACGTGGACGGCAGACTATCGCGAGTGGTTGGAGAAGGAGTTGGCAGAGGGACGGATCAAGGACTTTGCAGATACATCGACGGATCGTGACATTCGCATTCGTATCAAGGGCATCGCGGAGGCAGCGCTCGTCAAGTCCATTACGGAGAAGATCAAGACGACGAACATGCATGCATTCAATAGCGCGGGCATCATTACCAAGTATGCAACCTTGAACGACATTCTTGTGGACTTTACTGCAGTGCGTCTGGCACTCTACGAGACACGTCGTCAGCATCAGATCAAGACACTGAACGAGTCTCTTCCCTACCATTCAAACGTCGTGCGGTTTATTCGCGATCAGATTTCAGACCGTCCTGCTCTCAACCTTAAGAAAAAGTCATTGAGCGAGTGCGAGGGACTTCTGAAGGGGGCAAAGTATGAGGAGGTCGAGGGTGGGTACGACTATATCATGCGCCTGCCTGTATCTGCATTCACATCCGAAAAGATTGCAAAGCATGAAAAGGATATGGCAGACTTGACAGCAGAGTGTGCGCGTCTGTCCTCGCTTCGTGCGGTGGATCTGTGGATTCACGATTTACAGTTCATAGAGTAAGAAGAGCAATGACTGATTATCAGAGTCTGCTTGCGAAGCAGGATTCTATGTCACGAAGTGTATATCCAAACCGTCTTCAAGACTCCAGACGTGAAACCTCTATTCCCGTTCCGTACGCAGGTCGACCGGTCATTGAACGCCTGGACAGTGATCGTCCAAGACAAGACACTGCTGCCGTGAGTTCTGTCCAAGAATCGCCAAAGACAATGCGAGTGAAACGGTACATTATTGTCGATTCGTCCCAGCGTGACTGGGTCAAACAACCCAATCCGTATCTCGATATGATCTACACGTTTGGAAGTCAAGCACAAGCTGCATCGAATCCAACCGTATACAGCAACAATCCATTTGTTCCAAGTTTTGCAACGGATTCTAACGGAAACTTGAACCTTGTACCGGGCGCACCCAACACACAAGGTTGGTATTTTTCAAATGTATTTTATCCGCCGTACAACTCGTCGACTCTGCCTGGAAATGCAATTGGCGTAGATACAGGGTACCTTGTGCAACCGTCGGGGTACGGATTTGGTAGCGCCTTCACGGCATGCAATGTTCAAGCAATCCGATTGATACGCGCAATTCTTCCACAGCGACAATTTTTAAATCTTCCCGTTGTTCCAGGCAACCCAAAGTTCGATATCGGCGGTCCAATCCAGACAACACTGGTTGGAAAACCGTATTCTACATTTTCAACCTATCCATACCTGCTCCTGTATCTCAATACCTACAAGGGGCAGTATGTGGGTGGAAATGAAGCGACGCGTGACGCATTTTCTGTCATGACACAGAAAACCCGAACCCAGACAAACTTTCAGATTGATGTGGGTGTTCAGCATTATGATTATGAACCGTGGGGAGCTGAAGCACTTGAAATGCAGAGTCCAATCACAAACCTCCAGCAACTCAAGATAAGTGTCAGAGATCCGTTAGGTGTTCCCTTTACGCAGAATGATGGTCTTTCAGTCAGTCTGATCCAAGGCGATGGAGGTGAGAATCTGTTTCTCAAGTGTTTCACTGGATCGTATCAATATTTCACGAGCAATGAGTTGCGTGTGGGTGACCAAGTAACGTTCGATACAACCACTCTTTTGAATATTCTAAAGTCGCCCATCCTCATTAACCAGGACAAGCGATCGTATGTGACTGCAATCATTTCAAACACATTCCCAGTTCTTGAGTTGCTCGATTATGTACAGGACTCAAACGGCATTTACCAACCGAGAACAACAACTGCATCGTTTGTTGGAACCATTGCATCCAATTCATCGAATTTGACCGTTACCAGGGTGATCTCAGGGACACTGTCAAATGGATCCACCTTTAGTGGAGTCACGGGTATTCCAGATGGCACCACGATTGTTTCGAATGTGAGCAATCTCTACACGTTGACCTCGAACTCAACTGCCGCACTCAATGATGTAACCATGAACACCACATATTCCATTTCTGCACGCACGAGTCCGTACAATACATCGTACAATGGATTCTTGATTCCAAATTTATTTTCAAACAAGGCGTCCGGTGACGTTGTTGCCCTCTATTCGAATGTAGATTCTGGACCTCCGTACACTGCTTTAGACCCAGTTCAATTGGTTGGATCCAATCTTCCATTTTTGAATGCATCCCTTCAACCTGTCTTTACCTTTGAACTCACGTGCTTACAACCCGACACAACTACATTGAATGGAGGAAGTATTGTCTTGTAGGTAGACAAATGGCATCTCTTTTACAGTATGCTCCGTCTACCCTGTCTGCCTTTTATGTACAGACTGCAATCCCCAATGCACCCAAGCACACTGGACTTCTGCCGTTGAGTGACAGTGAAGAAAAACTCAAAATCCCTCAACCGAGTCTGTATGCTGCAGGCGAAGGCGCAACACCTGCGAAAATCTCTGAACGCATTCAGTACAGACACGTAAGCACGCCGCTGAACACGGTGTTTTTTAGTCAGTCCAATGTCGACAATCTGCAAGCACAGATAAAGGCAGAGGTCCTGACCCTGAGCGGGGGTGAGTACGTGATTGGGAACCAGAATACGGATGATCTCCATCTGATTATGCGCTCGTACTACTTGCAGTATGCCCCGAACAACCCTGCAAATGTTGCGAATGAACTTCAAGAGTTGAATGAGCGTGTGCTTCGCTTTGCAAGCAATCGGATCATGGTTGAGATTGTGGCGTACAAGAGATACCGCAAGGACATTCTTGACTTTCCTGCCCCGATTGACAGACCTGTGGATGTCAAGGTGTACGGAACACGTACGGGAGAATTAAAGTCATTCTTTTAGAGTTTCCTTACAATGGACTATCGAGTGCGCAAGGTCAATGGTCGGTGGGTTGCATGGGATCCATATTGGAGACCCATTGATGCAATTGAATGGACAGGGACAGAGTGGAAATTGAAGGACGAGACGTATAGCAAGGATCCAACGGAGCACACGTACATGTTCGGGTCTTTTGAGATGAAATACATGTGCGAGACCCTATCGGATCCAACCGATGCAGATGTGTGTCCAGACTGGATAGGGACTCCAGAATGGTTCTTTGATCGTCCGATTGTTCTGTCTCCCTGTGCACCGAGAACACTCGACTCTTGGAAACGGATGGGATTTCGGCGTCGTACATTTCGTGTGCGGTCAGGTCGAAAGACATTTACAAAACGGACTTGGAAGTAAACAATGCGCGTCAACATTATCGGAAGTTTCGGCAAGATGACAGGTGTTGCGCAAGACGTGTCCATTCTCCACGGACTTATTGCACATGTTCTGGGGAAGGAGACAGAGATTCGGCATGTAAAACACTTTCATCCGGAGTGCTTGCCTGCAGACATTAACTTTTTCATTGAAGTCGTCAATCCATCCCTGCTCATCTATGCGGGTCGCAATATCTGGATTCCCAATCCCGAATGGACATATCGGACATGGGAACCGTATGTCAAGATGATGGATGAAATCTGGGTAAAGACTCGGAGTGCGATCCAACCGTTTGAGAGTGCAGGGGGGAATGTCAAGTATATTGGATGGACTTCAATTGACAAGCAATTTTCACTTGAAAAGAAGGACTATTCCACTGCACTTGTTCCGATTGGAAAAAATCTTTGGAGGAACCCGAAACCAATCGTCCAGGCGTACATGCGCATTCGTGCAACGGATCCGGCACTGTATGCACGTCTGCCTAAAGTCGTAATGGTGTATCGCATTTCTCTTCCGATACTTCCAGAGACTCTGAAAGACAAGTTTACAATTTATGCGGGACCGGATCCATTGTCCGAAGATGAGTACAATGAACTTGTTGCCACGTGTGGTCTGACACTGTGCATCTCGGGCGCAGAAGGGTTCGGTCATTCCGTCAATGAGGCAATGTCTTCTGGATCTCTTCTCTTGGTCAATCCGATTGAACCCTTTTGCGAATTGACAGACAAGGCATATTGGGCGTCAACGTCGAAGAGTATCCAGCACCCTACATGTTTCGGACCACTTGAGGACACGGATGTTGGGTCCATTGTGGATGCATTGAAGGTGTATGTCGACACCTCTGTGGATGACAAGTGCGAACAGAGCAAGCATATGCGACAGCAGTATGAAGATCGGCATGAGACATTTGTCAAGACAATGCAAGAGCGTATTGGTTCGTTAAGTGTGTCTGTTCCCTACAGTCTCGAAGAGAGACTTCCAAAGGAAGCAGAGTTGCCGTGCGTCTCGGTGATTACACTCACTCGGGATCGTAGAGTCTTTCTCCCGCTTGCACGATACTGCATGATTGCTCAGTCGTACCCTGAGTCAAAAATCGAGTGGGTGATTGTGGACGATGGCAAGGATCAAATCAAGGATTTGGTATCTGACATTCCGAATGTAAATTACGTGCTTGTAGATGAACCCATGACCATTGGCGCAAAGCGAAACCTTGCCGTATCGCGTGCATCGTACAATATTGTGGTTGTCATGGACGATGACGATGTTTATCCCAACAACTCCATTCTGTCTCGTGTGACACACTTAATGATGGAACCTGCAAAGCAGTGTCTCTTTTCCACAGTGATTCCGTGTTACGATATCCACGAAACCAAATCGTTCATGAATGTACCGCCAATCACATTGCCAATGAGTCAGCGAGTGTCGGAGGCAACGCTCTGTTTTACACGAGACTTTTGGTTAGAGCGCCCATTTCCAGATGAACAGATTGGAGAAGGAGACGCATTTATTCACGGTCGTGAACAGATGTGTCGCGAGATCTCTCCGCAAGATGTGATTGTAAGTTTGACCCATAAGAAAACAACATCGGCACGCAAGGCACCTCCGGGTGAATCAAACGGATGTCATTATGGATTTTCGGATGAACTGTTTACACTTGTGTCTGAAATTGCCGCACGTATCTAATTACATGTACGGGAAACGGTGCTTGCGCGTGCGGCGACGGCGAGCACCCACCAGCGCGGGCGTCAGGGACTGGGCAGCGCCCGAACCACCGCCCAGTTGCTCGATAGGCGCCGGACCGCCACCAAGCAGGTGCGCCTTCTTGGCACGCTTCGTGAGCGCCGCCTTGCGCCCCGAGGTCTTGAGACCCGCGTGCTTCAATGTGCGCTTCAGCATCTTTGTAGACATTCCGTGACGGTGGGGCATTTTAATGTAGTGTCGACAAAAAAATCTGACGCATTGAAAAATAGTTTTAGGTCCACTTCATCGACGCAGTTTGTTCAACTGCCCACATGGTAATTGCCTCTGGAAACAGACGTTTAGGCGCAATATACCACGGCATTTCGAGTGATTCAAGTCACTCCCCCTCCTCGACCCACTCGATCGTGTCCCACTCCATCCCCTTGAACTCGTTCATGTTCCAGTACCCGACATGCTCCTTGACGATCGCGGCATCCTCGTCCTCCTCGTCCTTCTCGTTGCGGTACACCTTCTTGGACGTCTTGCCAACAAAGTACACCTTGCCCTTGAAGACAACTCGCCCAAACTCGTCGGCAACAGGCGCCTCGACTGCCACTGCCGGAGGACGCAGGAAGTCCGTCACGTGCTCGGGCATCTTCTTCTTCTTGAAGTCTGCCGCAGACAGCGCATTCAGGAAGTCGAGAAACTGCTTCTCCACCGTCTCGTTCATCTCTCGGTGCGACGCATCCAGACCCGTCTTGAGATGCTTCTGATGCGTCTTGGTCATCTTGGCAACATTCGGCGCCTCTACCGGTGCAGGCGCAGGCGCAGGTGCGGGTGCGGGCGCAGTCTCCTTCTTCTTTGCACGAGTCGCTGCCGCCTTTACTGCACTCTCCTTCTTCTTGAGCGCCTTGGCATCCTCTGCAGGCGCGGGCGCAGGCGCAGGCACGACCTCGATCTCGATCGCAGGCGCCGCGCTCACGAAGAGGATCTCGAACATGTCGGCAGTGAGTGTATCTGCATTGTATCCGTACTTGCTCTGCAGGGTCTTGAGCGCGTTGGCGATGATTGACTTGATTGCGGACTCCATGTTGACTTAATGAGACCCAAATTGAATTGGGTCAATAGATTTCGTTTTTAAAAATGAAACTAGACACACAAAATATATAGAAGGGTATCGAATAAAATGCCTCGCAACGTCACTGGTGGATCCGGGCACCGCTCGCAGCGTAACTCAGAGTCGAACAAGACCAAGTCGAACAACAAGATCATCGACGCACTGATTGAGGATATGTCAACCGAGGCACCGCAGGGTGTGTTTGTCGGACGTGTTATGCGCCGTCTAGGTGCAGGGTTCATGGAGGTCTTCTACGTAAAGGAAGTTGTTATCGAGGGCAAGGCGAGAATGGAGGATGTTCTCGTACGCGCACCTCTCAAGGGCGGCATGCGAGGTCGTGGTAAGAAGGACGTGTGGGTGGATGTGGGAAGCGTCATTGTCATTGCGGACACTGGACTGGGTGGGACGCCGTGGAAGATTGTGGGTGTTCTGAACGATGCACAGATTACCCGCTATCGCGCAGTTTGTCAGGATGCAGATCCCAGACTCTTTATCAAGGCATCCTCGGACGAGATGGTTGCAGAGGGTGGAATTGAGTTTGCAGAGGAGGACGAGGACGTTGATGTTGACGACATCTAAAAAAAGAGAATAGACACAATGGGGATTTCCGCCTGGACTGCAATCGCACTCTTTACATTTTTATGTTGGTTTGGATATACGTCTCTTTCTGGACCCCCATCTGCGCCTCGATCTGAATTTCCACCGCCCTTGCAGGTTGGGAAAACACGGGCATACCAAGCATCCTCACAAGATGCAGGAATGTATACACAGGGTGTACGTCGTAAAGCAATCATTTCGAACAGGTCTGCTAAATTTGGCGGAAAGGGATCTGGAAATGGGTCGCTTGAATACTACTTTTTGACTGGTATTTGCGTGTGTCACGGTGCAGTCCTCTGTCCGACAATCTACGAGATTGAAGATGGTGGCAATGCAGGTGCAGAGATATGCGACATTATTGATGGTGACGGAACAGATGTGGTCGACTTTGGAGATGCAGAGACAAATGTATGCGATACATAATGGCAAATTGCGCAACAACCCCGAAGAAATTGTTATTGCGCCGCGATACAGATGTCAGATGGACACAACTGAATCCAATCCTTGCAAGTGGCGAACCTGGATTTGAAACAAATACAGGAAAACTAAAAGTCGGAGATGGTATTACTCCGTGGAGATCACTCCCATACATTGGAGGGAACACCACAGGTATCATTGACTCCTTTGATGGTGGGACCCCTTCGAGCGTCTATGGAAACATACCAGGCATCATTGACGCGGGTGGCGTATTGTAGTGAAAATAGTGTATAACTAATAGGGAAGGAGAGGTATGCCAATCCATATCCAACTGCGTCGCGGCACTGCTGCGGAGTGGACCGCATCAAACCCGGTCCTCTACGTCGGCGAGATTGGTTTAGAAACAGATACATTCTTGTTCAAAATTGGAAATGCAGCAGGGTCTGATTGGATCAATTTGCCGTACGGCGGTCTTAACGGTCATACAGGTCCCACTGGACCGACTGGATCTACAGGTCCTACCGGATCGACAGGTCCGCTTGGCACGGGTACAACTGGACCCACTGGACCCACGGGTGTAACGGGACCGACTGGACCGACAGGTGGTACAGGGTCTACTGGACCCACTGGACCTACGGGGTCGACTGGGTCTACTGGACCTACAGGATCCACGGGACCCACGGGATCCACGGGACCTACTGGATCCACGGGACCTACTGGGAGTACCGGACCTACAGGTGTAACTGGACCCATTGGTACTGGACCGACAGGACCTACCGGATCGACTGGACCAACAGGACCTACGGGCACAACGGGCGCAACGGGACCTACAGGTCCAACGGGTGGTACAGGTGTGACCGGACCGACTGGGTCGACCGGACCGACAGGTGTTACTGGTCCAACAGGTGGTACAGGTGTGACAGGACCGACTGGACCTACAGGGTCTACCGGGTCTACAGGTATCACTGGACCGACGGGGTCGACTGGACCGACAGGACCGACAGGCACTACAGGGTTCACCGGACCCACAGGGTCTACAGGTCCTACTGGTGTGACTGGACCGACTGGATCGACTGGACCGACAGGGTCTACTGGACCGACAGGGTCTACAGGTTCGACGGGACCCACCGGACCCACTGGATCGACTGGTCCGACAGGGAGTACCGGTCCGACAGGGAGTACCGGACCGACTGGGAGTACAGGTCCAACTGGGAGTACCGGACCTACAGGGGTCACGGGACCTACAGGAGCGACTGGACCAACCGGCAGCACAGGTCCTA